GTCACGACGGCATAAGGGATAGGCAAAAACCACATACCCGGGGTACGCTCCACCCCCGCTCCGCTCAAAGGGGGTGTCGCTTATGTTTATTTCAAATCGTTTCTCACAATTCATAAAAGTGGTGGATAAGGTTAATAAATCCACAGGCGAGCCTATTAAGGTTCATAGGATCGTCTCAAGCGTCAGCGACTTAAAGCATTTATTGGCTGACGCAGAAAAGGAAGGCCACGATATGATTATATGTTCATATATCAGTGGCGAGCCTAAGACCTATACTCAAAAGAGTGGTAATGTAGTCCAAGGGTATGTAGGTAATTGGAGAACCTTTGCTACAAAGCCCGCTAATGAGGATTAGGTTAATTGTGTGGGAGAGCAATATGCTCTTCCACACTTTTTTTATTCATTCCAACGACAACAACAATAAAAGGAGGTGAAAGATGTGTGCACCAGATCGTAGATTAAAAAGATATAGTCCAGTATGGAAGAATGGCAGAATGCAAGATAAGTTTGCCGTTGATGAATGGACAGGGCGAAGATGTTTTATGGCTGATGGACCGAGTGCAAGATTTAATATTAGTAGAACAGATCAGGAATTAACACCGACAGAAAGTGCAATAATAAGCAACGAAACTAAATGGAATGGTTATTGGAAAGAAGAACATAGACTACAAAATCAAGTAGCATATTTATTAAGTAAGGGGTGTAAATTAAGAATGACAGAAAGTTTAGAGGAGTTTGTAATGAGGTGTGCAGAGATATTAATAACTAATCCCGATGTAGTCTAAAGGAGGTGAGTAAGATGTTGTTACAGGTATTAAGTATATTAGAGGGCAGTGAGGTATTGAAGAACAAAGAGGTATCAAAGAATACTTTAATAATGCTGGCATATAAAATATGTGATGCATTGATAACCAGGTATGAAATGGCAGAGAAAGATGTTCCATGGCCCGACCAAAAGAAGCTGGAAAATATGCAGAATATAGTGGCTGAGTTGGCTAGAGTTAGCGTTGAAGAGAAATATAGTGATCAGTGGGGAGAAAACTGGTAGGAGGTGTAAGATGGCAGAAATAGAAATGGCTGTTTATCAGGATATTCACGGAACAGAGTATAAACTTATGTTCCAGTTTGATCAGTATGGTAGTTGGTTAAGATTTCTCCGGTTTAACCGTGAGAAAGGACGTTGGGATGAAGAAGATAATCTAAGCGGACACGAAATGATAGAACGTTGGATTGGTTGGATGACTGGCGAGGCTGAGTATGAAGAATATTTGTCTTTAAGGAAGGAGGAAGAAAAATGAAAGAAGAACTGGAACCTTTAAAATATCTACTTAGAACACGACTGAAGAACGCGATTCATGAAACATTAAAATTGGGCATGGACAAATCGGCTCAGGGAGAATTAACTGCAACCAATAGCGAGATAACATCCCTACTCACAACTTGTTTGGTAGAAGCCCTAGAGATCATTACTTTTAGTGCAGCAAAGATAGGAAAAATAGATAAAGAGAATTATATTCTATTGGTAAATGGAATAATAAAAACAATAAAAGACTTTATGTTGAACGAAGAAAGATTGGGGGAGTTTGTATGAAACGCTGTCAATTGTGTGGCAGAATAACTAATGAACTTTACAGGTGTTGGTTTAAGGAGGAGGAAGATACGCCACCCATACCCTTAAATGTGTGTGCTTGGTGTGTCCCTGATACTTATGAACCCGATGAAACAATGGCTAATTTAAAAAGGAGGTAAAATGTACCGTAAAACAAAATTTTATAAAAAATTGACTCCATATTTGGCAACAGCAATTGCAGAGGGGTTTTGTGAAGGAGAAGGGGCAAGCGAAAAGGAACAACTAACAGCGTGGCAATATATTTACGATAAAAAATTACATTTACAATTACAAGGATTTTTTGGGAGAACGTGTCAACGTTTATTAGATGAGGGTTTGATTGAAATTTAAAAAAGGAGGTGATTTAAAATGATGGGCAAAAAGGATTATCAGTTATTCGCTGATGCAATTAGTTTAATCCCTAACAATGAGGATAGAATTAAACTAATGAATTTTCTGGAAGAAATTTTCGCTAATGATAATCCAAGATTTGATATGTTAAGGTTTAGACAGTGGGTAGAAAGACGCAGAAACAAAGAAACAATGAAAGGCACAAGGTATAACCCAAAATATATGCCTTTAGGGGTTAAATAATGTTAACAGAATAAAGAAGGGGGGGGTAAAATGGAAGGGACTAAAATTGACGAAATCAGGGCAATTCCAAGTATGTATGCGATAAAAAGGAGGTGAAAAATGTTGAATTTTGATGAGATAGACGGTCAGTTCAGGATATTGTTTGAAGAAATAGAAATTCTAAAAAGACAGGTAGCAGAACTAGAGAAGATAGTATTGGGGGACGTTGAAGAAGCAGAACAGTGGGGAGATAGAGAACTATGAAAAATTGTCCATTCTGTGGAAGTAATGAGATAATTCTTGATATATTTGAGGATGAAGAGAGCGAGTGGTGTCCTTGGTGTGGAAGGATGGTGGACTATGGAGATATCGAAGCAGATTTCATCGATATTTATTCCGAGCTTTAGAGGAAACATAAAACAGATAATTTATCCTGCCTTTGCTGAGAAGAAACTAGATGGAGAAGCCAACATTCTGTATATTAATTGGAACACGGATAAGGCTATGCTTCTGAATAAATATGGAACCGCTAGAAAAGGAATTTGGGTAGATAATATCTGTCCCACCGACAAGAAAGTGTCTATCATGGGTGAACTTGTCTATGATTATGGCTATGCCAACGATCTTTATAAGTTACTATCTGCTAAGGACAACGAAGATCATCTCCATTTCAGGGCCTATGATTTGCTGTGGTATGATAATGAAAGTGTAATTACCAACCCATTAATAGACAGAAAGGAAATGTTATTGAACTTACCTTTCAACGATAATCATCTTGTAATTCCCTGTGAATATGTTGAAAATTACGAGGAAATGATGGACTATTATGCAAGGATTAAAAAGGAAGGTTATGAAGGAATAGTGGTAAAAAATATCAACGGCTCTCTACCAAGCTCAGGTGCTGTTGATTGGGTAAAGATTAAAGTGAAAGATAGATCTGAGTTTGAAATCGTTGGTATTGATCCAGTAAAAGAACGGGTAGAGATTAAAGTTGATAGCCCTAAAGGAAACAAGATAAATGGATTAAAGGTTTGTAATAAAGACAAGACAGCGTTAAAGATAGGGGATAGGGTAGAGGTAGAGTACCAGGGCATACTAGATGGCGGAGGATTAAGACACCCTGTCTTTATTAAGAAAGTGTAGGAGGGAGTTATGGAAATGAAAGAAAACGATTATGTTTTGGGTATCTGGACAATTATGTGGCCGACGGGAAATTTTATGTGCAGTGTGAAACGAACTAAAAATAAATGGAAAGGAGAAGGAAGATTTAGATATTATCGGGATAAAAAGATGCACGATTCAAACGACAGAAAGGAATTTTATGGTTTTGTTATTCCTGATAACACAACAGAAGAAGAAATTATTAGGAAGATACGAGAAACGCAGCGAAATCTAGCGAACAACCTTCCAGAAATAGAAAAGATTGATGAGTTGTTAATTCAAAGTGATGATCCTGTGGAGATAAAGAAATATAAAGAGGAGGTGAGAAAAAATGAAGATATCTAATGCCTTTGCAAAGACAACGGCTAAAGGACATAAGGTTTACCGTATCATGGTAGATACCAATGAAATTCTAAGTTATCTTGAACAAGGAAGGAAACTTATTGGTATTGATATTATGACTAACGCGGGTTTGGTAAAGATAATTAAGGGAACAAAAGGAACTAAAGCCTGGGAGGCCTTGCAATATTATGTGTGGGGAACAGTAGCGAAAGAGGAACGCAAGGAGGTGGAGCGTGGTGAGCCAAGTAAGCAATGAACAATTAGAAGAAATAAGAAATGCGTTGGAAATAAATGGAACCAAAGTAAAAGCCTGGCAAATTGCTGATGAATTAAAAAAGAAATATGGAATCACCCTGGATGAGTCAACGATAAGGGGAAGATTTATCGTGATGGGTAAACCACTTTCTGGGGTAAGCGTTGGCGGAAAAGTAAGGGTAGAACCAGTATCTCCAGCTAGTACTGCAACTACAGAAGAAAAATCCAAACGAGAATTGTTAAGTACCACTATTGCTATAAGAACTTATGAGATTCCAGAAGAATTAAAAAAATATATTCCCGAAGAAAAAGACTTTGAAGATTATATAGAAAGAGATATCGATAAACTGTTAGCCTCTGCGTATAATCTCCAAGGACCAAAGAAAACAATCTATCCGTTGACTCAAGGTAAGCAGGGAACGGGAAAAACTTATGGACATGCCTATTATGCTTATAAACAGGGCTTACCATTCTATCTGTTCTCCTGTTATGAGGATATGAAACTACAAAAATTGTTCGGCGATAAAACCATTGAGAACGGAACGGTAAAGTTCAAGGAATCTCTGATGACTCAGGCAATTCAACATCCAGGCGTGATGCTTTTTGATGAGATTAATGCAACTAGTAATACTTATACTTATGATTTCCACGCATTGTTACAGAACAGAGAATTATTTATTAAAGACGCTGATGATGGCAAAGGTAAGATTTATAAGCTACATCCTGATTGCAAGGTGGGTTTCGCTATGAATCCTAAAGGACAAAAGTATATCGGCGGTAACATCAAACCAGCTAATTTTCTGGGCAGATGTGTGTTTATTACCTACCCAGAATTTACAAAGTCACAGATTAAGAAGGCTATAGCCAAACGATTTCCAGGATTAATAGCAACTGATGTTGAAAAGTTCGCAGCATTTTATTTCGAGGTGATTGAGTTAATCCAACGAAATGATCTGCCAATAGATATTTCAATCAGGCAATTAAACAGTGTAATTGACCTGTGGCTCCATGGATTACCGTTAAAGAGTGCCGTTGAAGTGGGTTTATCAGGCATGCTAGATGCTGTGAGTCAACCAAAGGCCAAAGAAAGTATAACGGTATTGATAAATGCAACTTGGAAAGCGGAAGAAATAGATTAAAGGAGGAGTGAATGAACTTAAGAACTTATGAGATAATTGCCAAGTGGATAGGCAAAGAATTAGGAATAAATGTGGTCTTTCAACCCAACGTTTCACCGACAACCGATATAAAGACTAACACAATCTATCTTCCTAACAATATAAAGACAGAGAATGCTGAAGCAGCCCTAGCTATATTAATGCACGAAGCGGCCCACATAAGACACACAAAGAAACTTCCGATAAAAGAGCTTATAGATAATGAAACAGAGCATCTTATTCTAAACGCCATCGAAGATGTCAGGATAGATAGAAAGAACTTTGATATCCTGCCAAACATTATAGGGTTCTATGAAAAACTTTACGAAAGAACCATGATAACGAAAGAACAGTATGAAAATCTATCCTTATTATGTAGAGATTTAATGCAAGGTATTTTAGACAACGAGGGAATGGTTAAATATCTGTTTAACGAAATTAATGAAGAAGAAAAAATACGCCAAGCCGAAACAGCCAGCAAAATGTGGGAATGTGAAAATGCCCTAAACGCAGAGAACTATTCTCAAGCCAAGGAAATCATAAAAGAATTAATGAGGAAATATAATCTAGATTCTCAAAGTAAACCAGAAGAAATTCCTGATGAAAATGGAGAAAATTCTGAAGGGGGAGAACAAGATAAGGAACAAACTCGGGGACAGGCAAAACAAAATAAGAAGGAAGAAGAAAAGGACAAGCAAGGAAGAGAAGAAAAAGGAATTATCCTTGGAGGTTATTTCTCTACCAATAAATTATGGGAGATAGATCCTAATGCAAAAGTGGGTAGCTCCGAGATAGGATCGTTAGCTTTAGGGGAATTAACCAAGCAAAGATTTAAAGATCTATTAGATATTAAAGAACAAAAAATAATAGACAATGGACTAATTCTAAACACTGATAATCTAATAAGTTTCCACACCGGGGACATAGAAGAATTATTCTATAATGACAAAATAGTGAAAAGAAAGAAATCAAAAATACTAATTCTCTTGGACGCTAGTGGTTCTATGATGAGTAATCTTTTAGATAATCAATCTAAGCATAGTGTCGTAATAAAATGCGTCAAGAGTTTAATTAATATTTTAGAGGAGGTGAGACAGGCTGAAGGGATAGATGTGAATTGGGATATTAGTGGATTTAATACTAATCCTATTGCCTATAACAAAGAAACTTGGGCTGATGAATACTGGCCTTGCGGTGGTACTAATCTTTATCTAGCGTTTGAGGGGGTTATGGAAAAAATCAGTAATGAGTTTGAGATCGATGGTAATAAGTTAATTATAGTCTTTACTGATGGTCTAGTGGACAATCGCGAGATAGAAGATATGCAAAATCTAATAATAAAAAAGAACAGCGAAGTAAAGTGTATGATTATAGGAATAGATGCAGAACTACAAGGAGCTTTTGTAAAGAAAATTATAGGCGACAATAATATCCTGGTTGGAGAAAATGCTGAATTAGTATTGTTGGAAGTAATAATGCAGTTGTTAGGAGGTTAATATGGCTTATAAGTTACAGATAGTAGATAAACAAAATAGTTTAAACTTTAATGTTCGTTATGAAAACCTGGCCAAAGGGGAAAAACCTGATATTGAGGCAAAAGCACCCAACGGTAAAGTGGTCAAAGAAAGATTAGTCTATCAGAATAAAGTTCTCCAGCCGGGAGATACCCAACGCAGATGGGTTGATGATGTTGGTCAGTTCTATTCCAAGGGAGAGTTGGTATTTACTTACCAAGGGGAACAGGTTCAGGAAATTCAACAAACCAAAGTATTTGAGATTGAGGGGTTCCAACCGATACAAAACTACACTGATAGGTATGTAATTTCAGCATATTATGAGGTCTTTCCAGATGATAATGGTATGAAGAAAGATTTTGAAAAAGATAAAGCAATCAAGGCAAACTTATACCAGATGAGAAAACTATGGGAATATCTGGATGCCAATCAGGTGGTAGCGAGAGGAGAATTCAACACATCCTCTAAGGGATTTATGGCCGGAGATGGATATGTTAGGGCTATTAAAATCAACGGAACGAGATGGGGATTAGAGATAGGTGTCTTTAAGGAAGAAAAAATATTCCAGCACATTCAGGAAGGTATCCCTGAAGCAGTATCAACGATACAAACGCAAACGGGTGGAAAGAAATTAAAAAGAGTTTGACGGAAGCTGGGCACGAAAGCTTTCTATGAAACGAAGCGGAGCTGAGACGTAGATTATTTGGTTGGATAACAAATAATCGTAACTGGTTTTCATAGAAAGCTTTGCCAAGCTGGAGGAAGTATGTTATTGACAAGAAAAATAAAAAAGTATGTTGTTGTGAAAATCAAGGGTTGTGATGTATGCCAAACACCAATAAGAAAACAACAATTCAGAATAACTAGAATGATACTGGGAAAAGGAATACATAACCGTAGACAATGGGAAACACGCGGAAGCATGGTAGTATGTCCTGGGTGTTGGAAGAATGTAAGTCCAACGATAATAAAGAGAGTGGAGGAGGATGGAAAATGAGCATAAAAATTCCAATCAAAATGATGAGAATCAAAATAACCATACGCCAACTCAAAAAGAAAATCAAAAGGAGAAAAAAATGAAAATTCTACAGGAATTTGAAAGCGAATCCCACCCTGGAAAGTCATATAAAATCATAGAAGGTGGAGATGGAGTTATCTATTGCGAGTGTTGGGCTTGGAAAAAAAAGAGACAATGTAAGCATCTTGATAAATATTTTCTCGGTTGGGTAAGGCACAATCGAGTACCCCCGCCAAGTCCAACATCACGCAAGTTGGTATTTGATAAACTTTAGATCCACGGATAAAGTAATAAACATTCTGTCAATAGTAAGCACACGAAAAATTCCTCAACAGGAGCCTGGGCTGGGTTCTTGACACCCAGCCAAACGCTCCCCAACGCTATCAATATCTGCAAGGGCAAAATATTCCAACTAGATCCACCATAAATCAAACATAACAATAATCCGGTTAGACTTACATATAAAGAGATTATTAATCTTTTAATAATCTTTTTTATTTGTATGTCACTACCGTAACCTAACGAAAAGGCTATGATTAGTAAAGGATAAACACCTAACGCCCACCATTCAAACTTCCCAGAGAAGATTAACCCAATCCAAAGAGCCATTGAACATATCAACGAACCGATAAATCTCCTTTTCCACTTGCCATCCCGTCCACCCCACATATAAAACCAACACCCAACAGCAAGTATGATAGCCTGTCCTAACATAATAGTACCCATCAAGGTTTGGTTCATGCTATTATCACCACCTCAGGTTCCGCCTTCCTGGGGATCCACTTCACAATCCAACGCTTAACATATCCAGGATAGGGATACTTCTGAAATTCCTCAATACCTTGTTTAATATTAGCGTGTCCTGATTTAGAATTCCAGAAAATTATTTCATCTTTATTCATGGCTAGTCCATCTGCCCCAGCAATATCTCGTTTAATAAAGATAATTTTTCCTGTCTTTTTATTAAAGATAGTTTGATTCTTTTCAAGATATTCACAGAAATATCCTTTACCCAAAAACCATTTTTTTGTTTTTATCTTATAATATTTACCTGAATTTCTCATTTTCTAAGTAACCAAAAAAGATTAATAATCCAAATGATTCCTATGGCAAGTATGTAGGTTAAGTATATTAGCAATACCCAACTACCAATAATCAACAGAAGTAATATTACTCCTTTTATTTGTATAATTTTCTTCGACACTTTGCACATAAATCCCTCACCGCATTTCGTTCAACACGCATTTTTTTTCCACATCTCTTACAACGATAACCATAAGGGGTTTTTTCTCCAGCCATCATCCCCCCCTAATAGTTCGTATCCCAACTGCAAAGATATTTACAGTAACCATATTGATAACCATTTTGCAAACATCTATTTAAACAAGTATAATCTGTTCTCCTCCAAGCTATCAATACTATTAATAAAGTTATCGCAATCATACCCAAAATTATCTTTTTCATTTAAACCTCCTTTCCACCAAACATTTCCTTAATTTTAATTACTTCTCCCATATCACTATAGAAAAAAGATTCATCCTCTATGGCTTTCCAAATCTTCTGACAATACTTATGCCATTTATACTTTCTATAAAGATAAGCACGCACTCCTATATCAAGGGTTTTCCACTGATCCTTGGTTGTTCCTTGCAACATATGAATAACTTCCCATTCATTATCTTCAGCTGCTGTGTTGGAATCATCGTTAAGCATGCCATGTTTCCATCTCAAAAAAGTTATCTTGCGTTGATCCAAACCCAGTTTCTTAAACTCATCTAATGATATACCTTTCTGAATTAACCAGTTCTTAAAATCCCCACGTCTTATTGTCGTAATATCAAGTTTCCCTATCTTTTCTAACATGTCTATACCTCTCCCTAAATAAACAGTGCATAATTTTCTTCTCTATTTTATAGAGAATCCGTTCAATCTCTACAAATTTCTGGTGTTGAGGTGTATTCACAAATGCTTTTAAATTCTCAAAATTATCATCATACTCTTTCCTGATATTGATTAAATCTATCATAGTATATTTAATCTGTTTCATGATCTTACTTTCTTCATTATACGTTCCTGTTCGTTGACTTGTTCTGCCTCTGTGCCCCGATATCTACCCTCTAGAATCTTCAAAAAATTAGTATCATTGGCTATAAACCAATCAAAGTTGGCTACCCATTTATGTTTACCGGTACCCAACAAGAAAGGATTCTTTGGGATCTCTCCCATGGCTTGTTTCCAATCTTTCTTGAAAGTAGCGTTGGAATATCTCTGCTTCAGATGCCTGCGACGTTCACCCGAAATTCCCTTAACCGCAGGTAAAACAGGACAAAGACAGGCAAGTTCGTTCCACGTCCGAAAAATTTCTTCCTCAAAGAAAGGAAAGTCTTTAAGGTGTGTAGAATCCTTGGGGGGATAATAGGGGGGATGTATTATATGATTCTCTTCTAATGATTCTCTTCCTATACAATGTGGCATATTTGCAACGCTATCAGGTGGCATGTTTGCAACATCACTTGGAGAATGAAGTGCAACATTGAACATTTCCATCCATTCATGTAATAGGAAAAGATAGATGTTCCCCTTACTTTCGCGTCTTGTCTCTAATAATTTTACTTTTTTAAGTTCCGCAATATACCTCAATACTTGATAGCGACTAACCCCCAAATCTTCTCCCAACGTTTCCTGTTTAGGATAACAGACTCCGTTTTCTCCGGCATATTGGGCGAGCCGTGCATAGCACAGCTTCGCCCCTGGGGATAGTTCCTGTCTTCTTAGTAGCCAGTTGGGTAAGAAAGCTCCAAGAAACATCTTGTAGGGATTAATATATCTCTTATCCATTATTCTCCTTTGTTATATACCTCTTACCAAATCCCTAATTGGTATTATTCTGAGATTAACACCCTTTACTTTCTTAACGGGATAAGTCAATGCTTTGGTCTTAGTAATAAAATAAGGATTAGGATAAATTCTTTCTTTATATTTATTGATATACTCTATGTTGATAAGTAATTGCTCATCCGTCATCCGGTACTCGGCGATGCCAACGCACCGTGCGTCAGCACCTCCGTTCCAGATGGGTTCTTTAATGTTTATTCTAATCATGCAGGCGTACCGGCATCTTCAAGAAAATCTGGTAATTCTCCCTCACCAATCTCTATTTCTAATGGCGGTTGTTTTTCGTCACGAAGATATTCCTGTACTTTATTGCGATTTATTCCTTGGTAAGTTTCTACATTAAGATTCCAATACATGGATCTTCCTACGCAGGCATCCAAAATCCGTTCAAACGAAGGACTACCCACCTCAGTAATGGGTAATTTATTAGTATTTATACCACAAGAAGATACAAAATTAGCTAATTTCCAAGTAGTATTTTCACTGAGGACACAGTGATCCAGTATGGGTTTGGTAGCAAATTCCGTTGGTTCTTCAATCTCAGCAACCCAACGTATCTGTTTACTTCCCGTTTTTGCCGTGACATATTCCCAACGAGTAATACAAACCTTGTAAGTGCCAGCGGGGTAAAGTTCAATATTAGAATTAGCCTTAGTCCAATCAACGTGTAAACTCATTTATCCACCTCCTTAGAATAATCAAATTCAAATAACTTTTTTAACACAACCTTTAAATCAGCGGGCTCATCACGATCTAAACCCTTAAATTGGGATTTGGTAATATATTGATCGGAGGGTCCAAATCTTATCCAACGTTTACCTGATTTTTCGTGGACCTGTAAGTGACCCACCACATCAACGATACCACATACTTCGGGAGCTATTTTTCTTGCCAACTTAGGAAAGGTCTTGGTTATCACTACACCCTCTAGGCTACGAATCTCCATGGGAAATTCCCAGGCGTTGAAGACAACACAAATTTCTCTGAAGATAAGGTCTCTGAATAAATGAAGATATTCCCTCATCTTGAAAGCTGCGTCACCATATTCTCTAATCTCAGTAAACTCTTTTCCTCGTTTAACCGTTAAAGAAAGAATGATCCATTGTTCAAGTTCAGAGATATTGTCAACAACAACGTATTTAAAGGGGTGTTTTTCCGTCCGAAGATATTTATAAATTTCTTCGAGTCTGTCAAGATTATCACCGTTGATGTTAAACACTACATGATCAGTTCCCAGAAGGGGACCCAATCCAGCCTCGGTGTTGATGATCAACGTTTCGCCGGTGGGCAATGTTGATGCAAGTGTAGTTTTCCCAACACCGGGATCTGCATAAATTAACAGACTAATCCCCCTATTTATTTTTGAGGGAGATTTTTCAAATTTTAGAGACACACTTATCACCTCCTTCAAAATCTACCAGCTTTCTGCCAAATGGTTATATTTTCTTTTAAATCCTGCCATTCTTTAATAAGCTGAGTAGTTTCTTTAATAAGTTGTATTATCGCATCATGAAGAGCATCTACCCTATCATCTAAAGATGCTTCTTTCCCCAATGTCGGTGTTGGAATGGGCGTAGGTTCCACCTTTTTATCCTCTGTTTTCTTTTTTTCAAACATCAAACCTCCTTTTGGTTATTAATAAATGCAACGATTTCTTCTTTACAGTGGGCACAAATTTCAATGGGACGGATAACCGGCCTATCTTTCATGGGTTCACGAATATTAAGTTCATAAAGATCTACTTCCGGGTGAACTAACCGTCCACACCTGTCACAACCATATGAAACTGCCATTAGACCTCCTTTTTTATTACCAATTTCCAAAGATAAATGGCAATGGGTATATAAAAAATGGCTCCTAAAAAGGCATTTTCATTACCCAAAAAACCATCTCTCAAACAATAAAGAGTAGAAACACCCACGCAAATAAACGAGTACCACTTTAAGAATTTCATAATTTACGCCTCCTTCTTTCTTATACAACTTGTAATAACACTCAAATTCGGTCATTTTACTTCAACCACTTTGCCACTTTTATTCTTAATTCATCAAGCGGTTCTTTAAATATTCCACCCTCTGAAAATGAACAGAGTTCGTTGATGCGATAAAAAGATACTTGTAGTTGTTCTACTGTGTAATCTCCTGTGCTTGTGGTGTATCCTCCAGTTCCTGTGGTAGTTGTCCAGTTTAATTGCTCATACCAATTTGTCATTTTATCCTCTTTTCCAATGTTAAGTTGACATTGGGTAATCTGCTCATAAGGGCTTGATAGATTTCTTTTAAATTACCGAGTTCTGTGTTGAACCTTCCTTCCATTTTTTCGTGGAAAGATTTCAGGCTTTCAACTAACAACACCCTTTGTTCTTCTTTAAATTTTGCTATAGCCTCTGCCTGTTCTTTTGCTAACTTGATTTTTTCCCCCTCAACTTCCTGCCTCATTCTCTCCTCATTGATGCGGGTAAGATGTTTAATTTCTTCCTGCTCAAGGCGTTTCTTCAACTTCAAATCTTCAAGTTCCTCTTTTAGTTTTTTCTTTTCCTCAAGCAAATCTTCAACCTGCTTCACCAAACTTTTAACTTCCTTATCTTTAACTGTCCAATTCAAGAAACCCATACTACACCTCCTTTTTAAACAATTCTTCTATCCCCTCACGGACTTCGGCTTATACTTCACATATCCCATATTCTAATATCGGACAAAAGTCATCTAATAATATTTCATCTTGTAATTTAAAAGCATACTTTAATGCTCTGCCTTTAGTTTTAAATCTCTTTGCTCCACGAAAATAAGAATATAGAATACCATAATTATATTTCTTTTTGCCTCTATGCCAGTAAATATTATCTATGGCTTGGCAATGTTCTACCGCCCAACCATTACGGAACTTGTGAATGTAAATACCGTTGTCAGCACTCATAACTCCTCTATTATAGTTGTTTATCTGGTAAAGGATGCTTCCAAGGAAAGAAATCTGTTACCGAGTTTATATTGATAAATGCTCTCCCTACTGGTTCAACCTCGCTTAATTTCCCCTCTTTAATGGCATTCATAAATCTCCCACTATCGGCTATCCAAGCAGCATTTTCTAATTCAAGAATAGAACCAATAACTTTTTTAACTCTACCAGTTAAATGATAAGTAACTGTTCTAAAAAAGAATTTTTCACCTACCATATCTTGCAATGAAGTTATGTCTTTAAAACAATCCTCCCCTAATTGTTGTCTAATTTTTTCATAAGTTTCATCAGAAATCTCAATAATTCTTGTCATTTTACCTCCTTTTTGTTTTACGACCACGACCACGACCGCGACCCCGACTGCGACCCCGACCACGACCGCGACCCCAACCGCGACCCCGACCACGACCCCGACTGCGACCACGACCGCGACCACGACCGCGACCGCGACCGCGACATTTGTTTACCAATTTCCAAGCAAATAATATTCATTTCAACCTCCTCTTATATAATTAACTCCTCATGGTGTCTGTTACTTTATATAAAAAGTTGTTCTTATTTTTGGATTTCAGCATATTTAATACCTTTCATAATTTCTATTACAAGTGGTGGCACTATAGCATTTCCTAATGACTTTAAGCGTTCTACTCGGTGCTTACTTGCTGATAATTTAAGTCTGTCCACCCCTGTGGAAATCCTTGCATCCATTCCACAAAGTCTGGTTGCAACTTCAAGCCAGTTTCGCTTCCACCCTTTGCGGTTGAAACTTCTATTGCATCTGTCAAACTGTTCGTTGCCATATTCCGTCCTGTTGCTATCCTCGTTTCGGGTTTTCCTGCCCCCTTGTAATCCCTCGTTGCCGGTGTCGGAAGCATTGCTATCTGTCTGTCCAATGTCTTCATCACTTTGCCTTCCGATACTTTCTGTAGTGTACGTGGAGATGTTCCGTGTAAGTTCGCATTTGCAGTTGGCAACAATCCACACCCTATCTCTCCTGTGCGGTGCGTTGATGGCACAAGCTGGAATAATAAACGTTTGGACTTCGTAACCTGCTCTTTCCAAGTCAAGGCACACTTGCTCGAATACCATTCCCCCTTCAATAGTAAGTAAGCCACGAACGTTCTCTGCCAAGACGAACCTCGGTTTCGTAAGTCGTATGATTGCAAACATTTCTGGCCAGAGATAACGGTCATCTTTCGTGCCTCTTCGCTTCCCGGCACAAGAAAAACTCTGGCACGGAAATCCCCCCGAAACAAGGTCTGGTCGTTTGTCATTTTGTATGTCTCCTATTGTGGCATTTAAGGCATAAAGTAATGCCATTTGAAATAGCAAATCTCTTTCGTTTGTCGTCAACCCATCGCACAATGTGGTGGGCGTTAAGTTGACCTGCTTTTGTAGGTATATATCCACAATCTTGGCAAGTATATCTATTCCTCGCAAATACTCTTCTTCGCCATTTAATTGTTGCTGGGTCATAGTAACGCAGGTTTCGCTCTCTACCTCTTCCGTTTTTCCAGTTTGGATTACTTGTTCCTCGCATCCACTTTCCGCCATTTGCATTAGGGGCAAGTTCTCCTCGCATCCCTTTGTAACGACAGATGCGAGAGCAGTATCGTCTACGTCGCTTCTTTTCATATAAAAAAGCTTCATATTCTTTTTTGCAATATTCACATATAAGGATTTCTTTTGGCTTTCGGTGAGCAATAATTGCCTTTTGAAGATTTCTAAAATCTGCTCGTTTCTGTTTAGGTGTTCGCATAATATATATTTTACCACATTTTTAACGACAAGCCAAGTAATAATTTCGTGTATGTCCCCATAAATCAAACTCTCCTTTCCGAAGTTCTTCCTAATGACTTCTTGGCAAAAAATATTATTATCGCAAAAGAATAGGTTATTATATTCATCTCCCCATACTCCCTTTGCCGCTAAAGCAAATCCACCAATACCTGAAAACAAATCTATATGGTTCATTTACCTCACCTTGAATTTCATTTATTTTAACCATCTCAACATTCCCTTTGCAATTCTTTTTTAAACAATTCTTCTATTCTCTTACGGATTTCGGCTTTGGCTTGGTTAATTCATTATGAAATTCCCATAATATCTCCCTTATCGTTTGTTTTGGCATTTAAACCTCCTTCTTTTTTTAAGTTGCATTATAACAAAATTCTTAACTTCCACTGCTTGCCAAAGTTTAATCCCTATCTGTTCAGCAAAATACCAAAGAGTGCAGTCGTATCTTATTTTCTTGTCTTTTTGTTTTGGCATTTATTTCTTATAGAAATCTTTTGGATTTATTTCCAAAAGTATTATTCCTGCTTTTCCTCTTAAAACTTTCCACGCACCCCATAGTCTTTTATAGAAAGTATTTAATATACATTGTTGTATAATCACTTCATCAAATAGTTTATCAATATATTTTTGTTTTGGCATAAGCCTCTTAATCAAAGTAAGTATATACTGTCCAAATCTTAAATTTTATTGCATTTGGTTCATATTCTTCAGCTCCCCAACCAGTTTCTAACCTATTTTTCTTTATCCACCCATCAAGTTCTTCTTTAGTAACTGATGGATGAGTTATATAAACATCACTATGTTTGTATCTTAACGGATTTATACGAGAATAACCCCTATAATCACGATAGCATTGATAACAAGTTTTTTTCCAACTATCTCCACCATCATCATATTCATTCTTGCAAGTAGGACAAGTTCTTTTCATATCTCCTCCACCTTAACGAGATTGTTTTTGATTAACTCAACACCAATGGTTCTTCCCATTTCTCTAAATCCATTACGCCCTCCCTCACCTCTTTTTATAATATAATTCTAAAGTTAAAGGATCAGGCATTTCTTGAAAACATATTTTTAGATAAGGACATTCTGCATTGAAATTCCAACATTGATCAGTATTGCGATAAAAATTTTTCTTTTCCAATTTATCAAGCATTTCCTCAGCAAGTTTGATAGCGTCTTCCTCAAAATGTTTAAGATCTATTTCATTTCTATAAGTATAATGTTGAGAAAAATAATATTCTTTCCGATCATGATAATCGTGGAGAATCCGTAATCCATAATCATTTGCAGTTTCATTAACTCTTTTGCGAAGATAGGGTCGTTTAATACAATCATACATAACACCCTGAACACCGTAGCTACGCGTCCCATAAACATAAGTAGTAGCTTGATCTGATGTGCGAATACGCCCTTCAAATTGCCGCTGAGAAAGACCTGTGGTCTTTAATTCTTTAACCCACCAAATATTATTTTTTTTAACTCTACGGTCTATTTTTCCTTTTAGGATAACATTTAATAAGTCCCCCAAGGGAACAGAAAATTTTTCTTCAGAATAAATCTCTTCATATTCTTTCAAATCTTTAAAGGGAAAAGCATTCCACATACCCAAGGCTGTCCACTTAGCCACAATAAGTTCTTCCTGATCGGGCATTTCAACTTTACTAATTTCTTTTTCAAATTCATCGTTAATATGACGGACTATGGTTTCATTATTCATTCCCCTATAGTGAAGATCAAAAGCACTATGAATTATTGCACCAAGAGAAACAACTACCGGCTTAGCTTTGAGTGGCTCTAAACCGTCAACATAATACCATTTAAATTTCATCCAACAACCACGGGCAAGGCTGGCAAGGTGATTTGATAGTTCAAGCATACCACCTCCTAAAAGAAGTGGACGTAGCGAAAGGGCGTATAACCCAGAGAAGAGGCTCTGAGTTGGGAAAGGAAGTGTTCGCTACGTCCGATTTTTATATAGGATTTGTTATACGCCCTCACGCTTTTTATTATATAAACTTTTTTAAAAATGTCAAGGAAAATTTTTAAAATTTTTTTTACTAATGATTGCATACTCCATTTCTTTAAGAAGAGAATCCATCACCGATTGTTGCATTTTAATTTTTGTTGAAAGAAAATCCTTATTCTTTTTTTGTTGACTTTTTAATTTTTATCATTCTTCACTCCTTCCCCATCAATTCAGTAATGTTGTGGGATAACTCTCCCAAAGTTTTCACTTTCTTTTCTATTTTCCAAACTTTTTTACTTTTCTTTTTCACTTCCTCTTTATCCATTTAATCCTCCTCTTATTCTTTTGTGGATGGCTTCAAATTTAATATAACTTCTAAATGTTTTGAGTTTGTTATAGTATCCCAATAAAATTTAATAGCAAAATTTGTATAATTATTTTCTATAAGCAAATTATATAAATTAGTAATATCGCTATCGGCATAACATTCTATTTGAATATAGGGATTTGGTTGATGACCACAAGAACAAAATGTATTAAATCCATATTCTCTCAATAACATTACTAAATCCTTAATTTCGGGTTCAAGTAAGTCGCATAATTTTTTCATCTTTTAATATTTCCTTAATCTCCTGCTCAATTTGTGGGGTCATTTAATCCTCCAATAGTTTATTTTTTTCATATTCTTTATACAACACCCTTGCAACTGCATCCTGGCACGAATAAGCGGCCAGTTTACCCTTTTTAATCAATCCCTTCAGATAGATGTTGAACTGCTGGCAATAATGTCCCTGTACCGGATCATCATTTCCACGCAAATCCTTAATCACCTGAATCATCTCCCGACGTGTCTGGAAGGTGGTCTGCCGTTGGAGTCCATCAAACCAAATAATATCACACTTAACTTGAGGAGCCTTACTCTTTCTATGAATAAAAACATTATATACTTTTCCTTCATAATATACCACAGTAACATGCAAATGTCCACAACCAACCTTAACTTGATATGTTGCCGATGGGTAGGCTTCCAGGTCTTTCAATTTCTCCATAACGGTATTCCTTTTCTCCAAAGATAAATGTGCTATTATGCACATATATCTGTGATATATGGAAAAGCCGTTTATCCTCCCTCATAAAAACAATACTAAATCCCAATTGCCAATCAGGGGGATAAATAGTCCGCCATTCCTTGGCTAATTCTAATTTACATAAACACCCATTCTCCCAAGCTCCCTTAGCCCCAGAACAATCAGTATGAGTTCGTTGTTGCGGGAAGGATCCTTATCAAAATGAGATATCTCCCAGAAGTCTATTAAATCACCAAGAAGTATAATCTTATCGGGTTTAATATCCTTGAGAAATTTGATAATAATGCCGTGAGCTTTCCTATTTAAATAAGGAATATGCTGATCACCCAGGCACACCAACTTGAGGTACATTGTGTCTTTAGGGTGAAACTAAGCTAAAAAGGCCATTTCCTGCCCAAAGAACCCTATTCTACACTGACCTTAGCTATCTCCTCAATGTAGTAATCAGACAGAAAATAACCATTTTTCTCCGTAGTCACCTCTCCTACCTTAGTACCTTGCGGTATTCTGAATATATCCGATTTATCTATGGGGTGAAGAACAACCCTACTTACGCTTGTACAACCTATTAAGCCGGTCAAAAGCGGCAGTAATAGTAGAAGGATTGTTATTCCTGATCCCCTCTTTAATATCCCGTACCGCATTTTCCATTTTCTCCTTACGCTGCTTATTTTTTTCCAGCTTTACAGAAACAATAAGCAGAATTAATCTGATAATAGCTGAAATAGTTTCAAAAATACCCATTACTTAGGCCGTGTAGTTGGGCCGTATTTATCCAACGCTATATACTTGCCTATAAACTGGACAATAGGCAATAAAAAATTATCATCTTTAAGCGTTGGGGTTATCTTTACTATTAAACTGGCTACACCTATGATGGCTGCTATCAATTCTGTAATTTCCATCCAATGTCCGGTTACATATTGAATAATCTGCATCATTTTAAACCTCCTTTACTTAGGAACTTGCGTATGTAGTCAATTTGTCTTTTGATCTTTTGCTCATACGCTTTATCAGTAGCATATCTATTTCCCTGCTCGTTGACAAAGTTGGTGAGCAAGTCATCCAAGGTCTTACCCTTTAAGTAATTCTTGGCTATTAAATTAAAATATGCCTGAACTCCTTCCCTGGTGGTTTTAAATTTAAGTTTAGTACCTTCATCATACTCTCCAACATTAAAAGGATTGGTGATAGGGTTCCTGCCCTTCCGCCCCATGCTAGTTTCAAATTGTGCCTGGCTAAGAACCAACTCCAACGGAACCAGGACTCCTGTCTTTAATAAAGTATCCTTGGCAATATCGGCAAGCATAGAACCAGTAAGGGGAGTACCCTCAAAGGTGGGTCTAGAGAGATATTTATTAGCATGTTTCTGATATAAATCATATTTAAAATGCTCAGCCATAGTCCTGCGTACATATTCATCTTCTCTCTTCATAGCTCTAGCTTCTCTTTTCTTTACATTTTTCTCTCTAATATCTTCGGAACTAAACTGAGGTAGATGAAGAGCAGAGGTGGGATAACTATAGGGTATCGGTGTTGGATTGGGATTAAGATATAAACTTACAGGATCGGGAGCATTCATATAAGTAGCCATATTTTCTGGAGAAAGCCAGTAAGCAGGGAGCCCGGGATATTGTCTGAGAGATTTAAATTTCCCAGGAGTTCCTTCATCCCTGGCCTCTAACCAAATCCGTGCTAATTTATCTGAAGGTTTAGTCATAATAATTAATAACGCAACCAAGAAGGCAATTCTTCTAATGATTGATAACCCTCCAACATCTGCTTTCGCTGCTTCTGTATAGTTGTAGATACCGGTCTCCTCCGCATAATATTCAATGCCTGGGTAGGAGTGAGAACCCCACGTTCAACCAACGATGCCAACTCCTGATCTGAAGATGCAAGACTACCCTGCTGGCGGGCCTTCCTCTCTAAATAATTCTGATAGCGTATAGCATTCTGGGCTTCTTGGGCTTCCTGCCAAGTATAGCCAGGCTCCGTTGGAATCCCACGCTTCAACGCTGATCCGGCCAATAATTGCATAGCAGTGTAAGCCGCTCTACCTCCTGCTAATTTCATATCGGGACGGATAAAGAAGGGAAGTCCTGACTTTAAAGCATGTTCTATTTTATCTTTATAATGCTGATAATGACCTATAATATCAGCATCTTCAGTAATCATCTGTCCTTTCCAATCGGTATTAGAATACCAATCAATGAATTGTTGGACTACATAAGATAAACGTTGGCGGACAAAAGGTTCTATGCCGCGTCCACCCAGTTGTCTAAAAATGGGTAAATCTCCCAAAGCATCCACCATAAGATTAGACTCATGGAGGATTAAAGTATCTAAATATAATGGTTGTCCATCAGCATCCCTGAAGGGAGTTTTGATATTAAGACGCATGTTGGGTTCATTCTGGAAAGAAAACTTACCTCTTTCTTCGGAGTCATCATTTAAAAAACTCCAACCATATTGTAATAAATTCACCATTATAAGTTTAGCCACAATCATCTTCATTAAATGCTGAGCATAATAAGGTTGGAGGGCTTTCATATCAGCCTTGGTCTTCTCCCCGTGAAGAATAGCGTTGAAATAAGACTTCAATCCCTCACCATCCCAATCTTTATGCCAACCCATAGCACCGGTAAAGGTTCTTAATATACCCATAGTATAATCCCTGGTCATGAGAAGAAGATTAAGGAGAGGACCCTCCTTGCCATATATACGAGAATCTATAAGACCAGTAATATCATTAACCATCATCACGGCTCTGCGTCCCGCATCTTCGTAAGACATTTTATTATTCCGCATAAATTTCTCCTGCAAAGATTTGGTAAGATGATAGATTATTCGGGAAGAATAATTATTAAAAGTATATTTATCTATACCGCCCCTGCCCCACAACCATTCGCGATACCTTTCATATTCACTGCGTAAAGCAGGATGTTTAGCCATAGCTTCCTTGTCAAAAACACTGGCTAATAGACCATCATAGTCAAAAGCCCGAGATCCCCAATTCATATATTCCATCATGCGTTGGGGATCAATATCAGGAAAATCAAAGAAATGCGTCAACGGTCTACCTTCTCCTTTTAACTCTTTCCCGCCTTCTTCCAAGCCCCTCTTGATTAACCAATCTTTAGTGGGAATTAAAGGATTCCAGAGATATTTCCATTGCTTTGTGGGATTCATCCAAAGCATGCCTGGAGTGGGAACGCCCCACTGATAAGGAGACATTAAAACAAAACGCAGAATAGTCTTATTGACTTTATTAGCCAAAGAATAAAGAGTACCCATCTTATTTACTTTAGCTGAAATAATATCTTTAACCAGATTATAGATACTAGAGTGCACCCAAGGTACTTCATACATCGTTGTTCCGCCCACGGTTCTCCAACGGGCTAACCCAGGAGCAAATTCCATCTTGGTATAACCATTAGCAGTAAGATAACCCTCGTCTTTAGTCTTAGTAGTATATTCTACTAAACCAAGATCAGTACCTGGTACTTTCTGAGCAGTCATATAATTGAGATATTCCTGAAGTCTTATCTTGTCATAAATATCAGCGATATAATCACCAACAGAACCGAGAATATTATCTATAACTTTTAAATCTCTACCCCCAGATGCTTTCTTAAATTCTGAAAATGTCTTATATTTCTGTCCTAATTCAACAATAGAAGGTAGACCAAACCCGCCACCGTGTTGTTGCCAGGGCATCTTCTTGAAAACTCTGTGTGCAAAACCCTCCATAATACTCTGAAGAATAGCAGTATTATCAAAAAGATGATTGTCCAAGCCAGCCTTCAACGCTTCCTTCTCAACGCGGGCTTTCGTCCATACCACAAGGGCTTGTACCTGGGGATAATCTTTAAGTAAATTAAAGAATGCCAACGGCTGTCTACCCTGCTCCCAAGTCTTCACATCAGTATCTGAATAGCCAATTTTCATAGCTTCATGCATAGCTTTCATATCTTCCTTAAAGGCTTGTGCTTGAAAACCATTGGCATGTTTAGCCCACCCTTGACCTATCTCTGTTCTAAAGAAAGTATCTATGGGAGAACCATCTTTATGACCTATTTCTTCTGCAGCCCTGAGCATAACCTGGGAAATTGCCTGTATACGTTGGACTTTCTCTGATAATTTCCAATCAGGATGTTGTTTAATTACCTCTGCCCTGATAGACCTAGTAAGTATATCAGTAAAAACTTCTCCAAGAAACCTGGGAACTCTGGGATTCTGCTGGGCTATAGTTTTTTGGATAACCGTTGGAGCTATCTCTTCAAGACCAGCAACCTCCGGTACTCTCATGTGTTTCTCCATGAAGGCGGGACCGAAGAATCTTTTCATCCGTTCTTCATTAACACCCAAAAGGCGAGATGCCCGGAGAGTCATTCTCCATAATAAATCAAAACGTTGAGTTCCTTCATCTGGTGCATCGCGTTCCTCAATTTTCTCCCCAGTAAATTTATTGTTAAACCAGGGCCAAAAAGCATCCTCAATATTTAATACTTCGTCTTCTGAATTGGCAGCCTTTTTCTTTATTAATTTTACCTGTGCATCTAAATCAGTTAAGATTTTCTCTTTATCTTCGGGTTTTAAAGTTTCATCTGCTAATACTTCATTCTTGCGATCATTGAGAAGTTCCTCATTGACTTTACTGTACCACTTATCTATTTCTGCTTCAGGAATTTTAGCCTTTTTTATAATCTTAGATCTCTTAATATTCTCTGCATCCTTAATATTTTGATTAATATTCTCTAAAACATCAGCAGTCTTGGGTATTATTGGGATATTTGATTCTCCTGTCGCTGTGAAAGACTCAAAACTTTGTTCATCAAGAGGAATAATAAAGGAAGTTACTTTTTGAGCAGGTTTTTTCCCTTTCTCTTTGAACACTTGTCTAACCTCAAAAGATACTTTATCCAAATATTTCTTTTTACCGGAAATTATCTTTGCTCCCTCAATCTTCTCTACAGATTGTTCTTCACCATAAATATCTTTACCCAATTGATCAGTAACATCAATATAAACCTTGGCCGTCTCTGCTGGGATCTCTCTGGTGACAGGGATATTCTCTTTTTCATATTGAGTAATCCAGGCATCAATCTTTTCTATACCGGTCTTTGCCACTGGTACTTCCTCAAAAATAGAAAGAGCCTGGCGACTCATATCATCTTTTATTTTTAAGGAGGCAGGAACCATACCCTCAAGAGTAGAAGCTAAATCTTTCCTGCCTATTCTTTCCAGGGCTATAATATTAGCAATACTTTCATCTATCCTTGATCCATCTATGCCGGTAAGTAAATGTACCTTCTCATGCTCAATGACAAATCTTATAAACTGGGCAGCACTTTCTATACCAGGAGGAATATTACCCAATAATCTTTGTTGATATAACTTCCAAGTTTGTAATAATACAGGCATGTGGAGATAAATCTGATTACCTTTACGGTCTATACCTGAACCTACATAAATTTTATCTCCTTCAATTTTCTCAAAAACTAAAGGTTTATCGGATAATACTATAGTAAATTTACCTTTCCCCAATCTATTCAATTTATCCCTAAAAGTATTAAGTTGGGAGATTTGTATTTTTTCTAGAGATTCAGAACGATCAGGAATATCTTTGGAAGTTACGGGCTTCTCAAAGACTTTTTCTTTCTTGGAGAGTAAATCTCCGACAATTTTTTTACCTTGTTCTCTGGAATACCACTCACCATTAATACGTATTCTACCGGTATAATTCACATTACCGGGAACAGGTTTACCTTTAACTTCCCATAGAATATCTATACCAGATTTTTTCGCTTTCCCAAATATAGATAAAACTTTAGGGTTTTGCTCTAAATGATAAATCCCCTCAACATCAGTAGCAAAATATTTAATACCAGGTTTATATTCAAATTCAGTAACTTTAACCTTAGGTTGTTCTACTCTTACCCCTTCAACCTTAGGGAGTTCCTCAACCTTCTTAAAATCCTTAAAAGTTTCGGCAAGACGGGAAGCCCTAATCTCCTGCCAAATAGCATTACGGACTTTTTGCACTACATTTTTCTGTCCCCCAGGTATCGTAGTATAACGTATTTCCAAATCATTGGGATGTACTTTATCGGCTACCAATCTTTTTATAAAGTTATCCATCTCAAGATTTTCCCCGCGATAAAATACTTTGACTCCTTCTTCGGCAGTTCCTCCACCCCTCCAGTAAACCTGATTAGATTCTTTGGTAAGATGAGTAAAGAAATTCTTGAAGGCTTCAGGATTATCGGCTTTCAAGGTAGTGACTATTTGCTGTTTGACAGGATCCGGTAGTTCGTCAAAATCTATATTGCCTTTCAGTTTATACCCACCCTTCTCCCATACTTCCCTGGCAGTACGAAGAGTAGCATCGGCATCAGGCTGAGCAAAATAAGGTACTTCTCTTTTAGAACCTTTGATCAGTCTGCCGGCTTTATAAATTTCTTCGTAAAGATCTTGTGGTGGTTGCTCCTCTCTTATTCTTCCGGGAACTTCCTCCTGAGTCATTCTCAATATACCACCATATAATTTAGTTAAATTATCCAACCTGGCTTTTATTTCAGTATCTACCACCCCGGATTTCTTTAATTGTACAGCATATTGATTTTTATAAGCATTCTCATTGCCGATATCTCTAGCTATCCAGGCAGCCATAACTACATCAATAGCTAATTGAGGAAGAGCATTACCCAGGAATTCATCGGCATCCACCTTACCATCTTTAGAAGTTGCTTGTTTCAGGGCTGAAGCATAAGCGGGAGAACTAAGAAGACTATTAATACCCATATCCACAAGGAAAGTTTTACCTGGTGTAGTTATGTTGGTAAAGACAGGATGAATATTAGAAAGACCATACATCATTCTCCACATTGCAGATTCTGTCCTGGTTCTTAGATCTCCCGGTGTAGTTAAGGCACCATGCAAAGCAAAAATGCCTGCACCTTTGGCAGTATGAGCTATTTGCCTGGCTTTTCTTATTATATCTAGCGTTGGGGTGGTCTTAGACATTAAAGAAGATATAGCCCTAACCGATGCTGGTTCTACTCCGAGCCCCCCGCTCATAACAAAACCTTCACCATAAGTTACTGGCGGTTCAGCTAGGGTAGCAGCCCTGCCAATGGGTGGTATTTTCCTGGCGGCCATCACCTGGAGTATTACTCCTCCCAAGTCAGTGGCTGTTTCTACAACCCTGTTAAGATGGCCTCGCCATTTAGATTTTTGATAATTATATATATCACGATAGGCCCTAGTCTCTTCTTCCTTGGGTGTAACAAAACCAATCTTTTCAGGCTCCATAGCTGATATCTTCCTAGTAAGTTTCTCTTTTTCTTCTTTAGCACCAGGTATACCGGCTTGTTCTCCCAACCAAGATACACCCTTACTGACAACATAAGGAAGCTGGGCTAAACCTATTAAAGCCCGTTCAGCAGGGCCTGCTATTAAACGAGTAGCCCAATAAGGAATACCGGCGGGTATAATTTCGCGAGGTAAAGTTTGATATTTAGCAAGAGAAGAGGGTATCTCTGGTTTTCCTTCTTTCTTGGAAGGAAATAACGTAGTACTCTCTTCCGAAGGAGCTATCCGATATTTATCCAAAACACTCATCTAATTTTTCTATATCCTTTTGCTTCAGCTTCGGCAATAGCTTCTTGATCTGATACTGGAATTTCAAAATATTGACCATTCCCCTGGTACCTAACCACCTCTTCCTGTGCTTGTTGTGGTAATCCAGGAACAGAATTAACACCGGATAAAAAGGATGACATATTATATTGTGAAATAAAATTGGCAAAACCATTCATAAAATCCTGTTGATATTGTAATTTCTTTTGAGGATTTCTTTCTGTAATCATTCTCTTGGTTAATTCTGTACCTATTGGTGTCGTAGTAAAAATTTCCAATAATCTGACATTACGATTAGCTACGGCTCCAGGCAATTCCTGACCAGAAGCTAGACGTTGAGTTTCAAGCATATCCCTGACATTACTCCAATCCATGGGAACTTCACCGATATTGAAACGCTGTCCAGCATACCGATAAGCACCTTCAGGAGCCATGGTGACTTGACCTTTCTGAATAAAATAAGGAAGCAAAGCCCCAAGTTGTGCTTCTTTCTTTTCTTGTCCTTGAGCATAAGCATTAAGAAAATTAGCTAAAGTGCCGAAAGCCTTCTCTGCGGCAGTCGGCCCCGGAATAGAATAAGAATACCCCGTTCCAGGTATAGGAAAAAATTGTGGTGATGTTAATTCTGCCATATTATTACCTCCTACCGCTTAAAAAACTACTTAGATTAGTCCAGACATCGCCCCAGGCCTGTCCGTAATTACCTACTCCTTGCAAATAAGGCGTATTACTAATAGATCCTGAACTGGTGGGTGTATAGACCGGTGTTGCTGAATACGTAGTTGCTGTTGTTGGAATATTATATGACCAATTATTCAACCAGTTGGGATTAAATGCACCAGTATAAAGATTAGACCAATCTCCAGTTATAGATTCCGGTGTTACCATGGCTGTTCCTGTGGTTTTAGTACCTGAAAATAAAGAGTTCAATAAATCACTAAAAGTTTGACTACCAAAGAAATTTCCTAATGAACTTCCAATGGAAGACATATAATCAGGTTGTGCGGGAATATTGTAAGGTGTCCCGCCAATCACCACCGAGGTAGGTCCTTCGGGCATGGACATACTGAGAGAAGGAAACCTATAAGCATCTTGACTCATAATATCAACACCGAGTTTAGTAAGATATTCATCAATGGCTGTTTCTTTTTCTGCGTATTCAGCCAAAGCACGATTGGTCTGTTTGGCTGCCACTGCCGGTCCGGCTCCTGTGCGTGCAGCTGCTGACTCAATCAATGACGTAACCGATGTTGATCTATCTCCGGGAACTCCGAAATAAGTTTTCTTTAATGGTCTTGACATACCTTCCCTAAGGGTAGGTAAAGCCGAAGAAAAGTAGGTAGGATATTCTCCCCTATTCATACGTTCAATATTACTAGCTATAAAATCAGAAGTAAGCCTTAATCGCGGTTCTGTAAAAGAATATTGTGGCAAGGTAACTATTTGTCCGGGAGTATACCCTCCCCCTCCTCCGCTTTTCTTACCTCCAAATGTTGATAAAGCCGAAGCCCCCAGGGTGCCAGCAGCCATAATTAAAGGAGCCCAAGGAAATGCTTCATCAACCTCAATCCAAGGTGCATTTTTCTTTTTCATTTTCAACCTCCTAATAATCTAACTTCGGTAATGCTTTTATATTATTACCATCATATATTCTTAGAGGACTAGCATCATCATCACTAACAGCTGCTAACACAATCCCATAAGTAGTACTTCCATCATTAATCCTCAATTTATGTCCGCTTAATGTTGTTACACCTATACGATGAGTAGTTGATCCTCCCCTAACCCTAAAGCCCACATCAAAATACATATTACCTACTCCGGTATCTGCCTTAACCCAATCCACATAAGTTAAAACATTGGGAAGAGAATCGGAAATTGCCCAATAATAAACTCGACCATCGCTACCGGTCGTTGCTAAAGAACAATCTGCATCTATCGTTTTTAAAATATCATCTATATATATATCTACATCAGTTTGACTATTATGAACTTCAAAACGATATTTATGCCATTCATCCTGAACTATTGAAATACCAGAGATCAAATTCCATTGAGTACTATCTCTGACAGAAAGACCATTTGTTCCTATGTTGACAGCCAGTCTATAGGTGGGTCCCCTTGCCTGTATTTGCACTCCGTTATAATCTCCTCCACTCTCCATTACTCCTATATTATCTAAATAAATCATAAATTCTAATGTATAATTTCCACTGAAACTTCCAATATCTATAAAACGTGAAGCATAATTACCATCAGCTGTGGGTTTTAAAAATTTAAAACAACTTTTACTATCGAAAGTTTCCTGAGAACTTACTCCATCTCCGGTATCATTATCAGTCCAGTCACTAATATCAGCACAATCCTCGTTTAATAAATCCCAATCTACAGCCATTATAAATCCGTCCTGAACCATATTTGTCCCGCTACCGGAGAAGCAGGATCGTCTGTGCGGTTCTCAATAATCATCAATGCCGTTGAAATACTCTTTAATTCATTTTTACCGGTTTTAAAATATATCTGTTCAGTATTAGTACCATCATCATACACTACAATCTCATTGTGTTGTACATTATCAGCCGTTGGTACGGTAGTAACATACCGTACCGTTGAAGCTGAACTACGAATATCCTCAATGATTTTATTTAGTATAGGAATGCTACTCTCATCGAAATTAACTACTACTTCTGTTGTTGGTATAGCCATTATTTCTCCCTTATAATATTCGCGTATAATGCACGTAAATATTTCTTAACTGACTTCTTTGTAGTACCGACTTTTTTTAAACCTGTAGTAGTCTTTTTATAAACTGTTTTTCCCTTAGCTACGTAAGGCATTTATTTTTCCTCCACCATCAAGATGCGTCCGCCATGAGTAGAACCATATTGGTTAGTAGTTCCTGAATTTGTTTTCCATTGCACTTTTATAGTATGCGTACCCGCACTTAGAATCTCTGCCCAGAATAAAGTAAGGGGTCCATAAATAGCTCCAGAATCATGATACAAAGTTCCAACTATCTTATCTGTTCCATCTACATCAATTGCTACACTGGGATTACCATTAACATCACTAAAAATACCAGTGAATTTAATTTCCACCGGTCTTCCATTGGAAACAAAATAACAAACCATACTATCCATATCAGCATAAGTAGTAGACGTAGTAGTAATATCGGTAGCTGCCGTAGCATAAACAAAATTAGCAGTATCGCTGAAATTGCCCACATTTACAATATCTCCTGAAGAATTATTATAAAAATAACCAAGTTTTTTATAATATGTTACTCCCGTAGGTGCTGTGGAAGACAAAGATATTTTACCCGTGAAAGTAGTAGCATCAGTATCAGCAACAGCATAAATATAATAATAAGTACTGACAGCTTCAGCACCCACATCTAAATCAGATGTAAGATCCAATGTAACTGCCGTAGTATTCTGTCTTAAAACCCTGACAGATCCATCAGAATTACTACAAACAACAGAACCTATCCCTATAGTCACCGTTGAAGCACTGGCATACTTGACATAACAATTTTCCCTGTAGTTTGCCAATAATCTATCCAGGGCACTATTATTAGCCTGAACTAATGTATCAATATCAGAAGCATTATCTGTTCCTGCTGGTTTTCCTTTAAGCCATTGATCTGCCATTTTAACCTCCTATACTATGATTGGCTCGGGAGTATATAATCCCTTGAGCTCTTTAATCTTAAAATCATAAAGATCATTCTTGTAAATCTTAAATCTTATTTTTTTACCTATTGCCGTCGAGGGGAAAAAGCTTTCCCATCTCTTGGGATATTGAGAAAGATCTATGGTAAAAGAACCTGATTGACTTTCATCATCAGTATACCAATAAATCATAAATGTACCTTGAGTGCCTTCATGCACAGAAATAATTTTCTTTAATATCTTATCCACCATGGGTTCTTCATAATTCCTATAACCAGTATCATAAATAAATTCAATAGCAGTTTCAGCTGTAGTTCCAGCACGAACATATTCATATTTAATAACATAACCACCGCTAAAGTAAATATATGGAGCTCCCGCTGTTGAATTGGCTGTAAATGCTATTTTAAATTGAAACCATTCATCAGCCGCAGAAGTGATGGCAGAACCGTTGGGATTACTCAATGGACCATCCCAGGATGCAGCCTCACAGGCAGCCTGGGTAGCTCCTGTTCTAGTATAAAATTGAATATCATCACTGCTGTGATAAAAACTCTCATTCCAATAAAGATTACCAAAAGAGCCTGCTCTGATATTTTGGGAAAGATAAGTATAAGTACCAGAAGTACCAGTCATATCTATGGTACCAGTTTGAGCATTAATATTACCTGACAAATCATTAATAATTGCTGTTCTCCCGATAATAATAGTAGGTGAATCTTCTTCCCCGTCTACTCTTACTCCACTCTTAGTACCTAAATCAAAAGTACTTTTCTTGGAAAGATTAACAATTAATGTCTCAGTCTCAGCTTTATAAACTATTCCAGCACTACTTTTCCCTATGTAAAGTTCACCCACTTCATCATCACCAACAGCAGAAGTGAAACAATCTGCATCTATATTGTCTATACTTAAAGCCTTTCGTTTCATATCATATCTCATTATTCTATTATTATATTGAGGAGCTATGGTAGCATCTCTATAACTAGCAAGAAAAACTCCATTATGCCAATGACCGACTACATCTCCATAGGCAGAATTAAGGATATCGGTAGTGTCAAATTCATCTATAATAAGATTAGATACACCTCCATCAAAAAGATACCAATGATCCCAACCCAGATAAAGAGTACCGTAAGGTGTTTGGGTTATAGAATAAGGTGCAGGACTACCATTAAAAGATATGGGATCTCCTACATACCAAGTAGTATCATCTGCTCCACTAATGGGAGAAGTGATATGAATAGGTCTTATAGTATTCTTTTTAATACAATACATTATCCCGCGAGTAATGGGAACACCCGATATCTCATCATTATCATTAGGAAAAACATCCATATAATCTAAGGCATCAATATAACCAGGTAAATAAGCCATAGAATAATAAATTCTATTTGGATTATTAAGATCTCTGGTAAGAAACAATCTCTCCCGATAAAGTCTCAATTCCTGTCCCTTCGGCATATTATCAGTCACGGCTGGTAAGACAGTCCCACCAGAAGCATCGGCAGTAGTATCTGTATAAGTCGTAGTAGTATTATCAGAAAGGGTAGTTATAAGGCGATAACCAGAAGTTTCGCTAGATTGTCTATATATCTTACGATTAGTCGTCCCAGAAGGTCCCAGGGGTATATTACTTAAATCTATACTTTTATTGGTAACTGAAGCAATAATATTAGAGATAGCCCCACACACATAAGCATCATTATCTATGGTTATCTGGTAAGAAATATTAGTTCTGGTTATGCCGGTACCAGTTCCTTGTACAATCTTACAAGCTCCTAATTGCCAAGTCACATTATCACTTGAACCATCATAAACTAACATATCATCATAACCATTAGACATAATGCAAAGATCTTTATAAGTAACAAAAGTCCACCTCTTTCCATCTGTTAATCCTGTAGCTATATTAGTATAAGTACCCGTAGTATCATTACCCACCTTCAGGGTAGTACTATAAGCAACGATCAACTTCATAGTACCATCGCTCTTATAAAATCTATAACTACTTTTGATTGCACTAGAACCCAAGCTAGAAGAATTATAATAACGCAAAGGTTTACGTTTAACTGCACTTCCGGGTTCATCATCATATCGACAATTCTGAGCTAAAATACCCTGTTGCACATTAAGTTCGTTTTCCTCAATCTTATTGTTCATACCTTGAAAACTCTTAATGTACCATTGCATTAAAGAACTTGTTAGAGAATTTCTTCTTGCCATATTAATATATATTTTTATAATTTTTCATTATTATTTCTTCGTCTTCTCTCTCCCTATCGCTCTCGGTTCTCCATTCTCGTAATCTACTGAAGTATTTTAACCAAGCATCGTTAGCTTTATCACCATAACCTCGTTGCTCAAAACCATAAGCCACCACATGATCAGAAATTGCCACATGCAGAAATTCTGGAATATTTGGTTCTGTATTATCATCTGTTATATTAGTAAAATCCTCAGCATAATAAACTCTAGCATAATTAGTACCGGCATTACTGCTATTGGGTTTTAAATAGAAACCTAACCTATTTAATTTAAGATCATAAAAATATTCCGTAGGAACTCCGGAAGAAGCACTCTTCCAACCCGGATGAAGAATATCAAGTTCTTCTTCTGTTGTTGGATCTAATTTCTGCCAACTACTTCCGTTCTGATAGAAATAAATTCTGAAAATAGATAATAAAGCAGGAAAGTAAGTAGAAAGAGAATATTCCCCAACACCTGAAGAGGTTGTTAGATAACCATCAGTTCTTTTACATTTTGTTCTATAACAGACATCCCTACCACCATCATTAATCCAGTCATTTAATTCTACGTCGGACCAGAATGCTGAAGTTGTCTCCCCCAGTCTCTTCCTTGTTAAATCGCGTATTTGTTTTCTGGTCATTATTCCTCCTCTTTTTTATTATTTTCAATCATCATTAATAATTGCCAGCGTAAACCCTCAATTTCCTTCTCAATCAATTTTGTTTTATTTACTAATTCCATTATTGATTTATGGATAAACTCGTCAAACTTTTTTCTGTTGAGTTTAACATTATCATCCATATAATTTTATTATAATTCCAACCAACGCCAAGATATAAGAACCGAGTATAACCCACATAAAGGTTACCTGCCTGTTTATACTCTGGTAAAACCCTTTTCTTTCATCGCAAGGAAGCTTGTCAAGTTTGTCTATAATCTTGTCTATCTTCTCGCAGAACCTTATACGCCATTCCTTGCTCTCTTTCTTCCATTCGTCAAAAGACTTGCTGTAATTAGCCCAGTTGGTTTCTATGATAGTCAGGCGTTCCTTTATGTCAGGATAATCTTTACGTCTTTCTTCCCCCTGATACATCTTACTCCTTTTCCCCTAAATCTGGTTTAGGGTCTACTCTTGGCTTGTTAAGTTCCTGTGCTATACTTTGCTTGCACTCATTTATTTTATTCTGTAAAATCTCCAGTTGTATAATAAGTTGACCATAGGTTTCATATAATTCTTTTAAGCCCATTTGCACCTCCTTATTTTATATCCTTATCCTTCCATTCCTCAATTTCTTTCAACTTTTCCAATGCCTTATCCCTTGTCAATTCTATGCCTTCAACAGGCGTATAGCTTTCAAGGCAGATGTCTCCGTCATCATTATAACCGAATATCTTGATTACGCTGTTGTTGTTTAAATAATCGGATATAACCCACACCAATTTATAAATCATTTTTCCATCCTCCTTCTTGTGCCGTCTGAAAAGACCTGCCACGCATCCACACCGCAAGGTTGGTTTGATTGTATCTGCTGGTTACAGATGGGATTACTTCTTACAAGCGTATTTCCCTGCTTCCACCACTCAAGATTAAGAGGTCTTAACTGCTCATCAAGCCAAGTAACCACTTTAGAGGCTTCCTTGCGTATCTCGCAATACAATGGGGGCGGTTTATTGGTTGTGTGGGTAGTAAGCCAATTAGTATGCATACAGCCCTTCTCGCAGTTTCCATTGCCTATGCAGGTCTTACATTCTTCTTCCCACTCATTTCTTGTGTTCCTTTGGTATTGTGCGGTGCGGTCATAAACTATCTCATCATAACCTTTGGCAGTTCCATCAAGAACGTCTTTAATGTAGCCGTAGCAGAATGGGCTATCGTGCGGTTCTTTGGAAAACCTATGGCACATATATAACCAGCCATCCCAAGATACACAATGTAACCCTCTCCCGCCACCGCAACCAAAGGATTGCTGGCTTAAGAACCTTGCCACCATTTCCCTTGTTAAGTAATAGTTGTAGAAAGCCTTTCCCTCTTTCCAGCGTATAATATAATGCCTGCCTATATCCCATAATGATTTTTTAAAGTCCTCTATATGCTCATCACTCCATTCGGTATAGTAATTAGGCATAGGTGAAATGCCTTTCCAGAAGCCCATTTCCTCAAAGAATAACTGGCTTTTAAGCAGGTCTTTGGCAAACTCTGGTTGAACGGTCATTCTACGGGAATGGTCATAGTCCTTCCATATCTTGTTTTTTTCCTTATATAACTCTATTGAATTAGGTCTATATTTCTCCTGTGCTTCAGGGCAACCATCAATACTCCTTTGAGTCCAGATGTTGAAATAACGCAGAAAATTCACTTGTTCCTGTGTTCCTGTTGTGCCGTTGGAGAGTGCGGAGAATTTGAGTTTCATATTGCGTTTAATGGAACGCAGGATAAAGTATTCCATTCTTTCAAAGGAAAGCATGGGTTCTCCTCCATAGAAAGCAATAGCAGTAGCCCTCACATTTCTTGTTTTACCATCACAGGTCTTTCCTGTCGTAGGTTGAGGGACTCCGTATTTTTCTATCAGGTCTAATGTAAGTTCTATGGTTTCATCACTCATATCGCCCATAGGATATTTCCCGCACTTAATATAGCAATAGGAACAAAGTAAATTACACTTTGAAGTTATCTCTAAATCAATACTTTCAATATGTAGTGGGTGCTTTAGTATATCCATTTAATTATCCTGATTACAGGTGCAATCGGCAAAGCAAACACAATTAGCACCACAGCCGTTAGTATTACAAACACAATCAACATTACAGGTGCAATCTGGTTCACAACAACTATAGTCATAGTTACAGGTACAATCCGTATTGCATGGGCAGTCAGGTCCACAGGGGTCTGCACCATCGCAACCACAGTTTATATTACAATTACAATCTGTATTGCAGGCACAGTTAGCATTACAAAAACAATCTGCATTACAGGCACAATCAACACCACAGCCATCCATATTGCAAGGGCAATCTGGTGCACAAGGGTCAACACCACAGCCACCATTGATGTTGCAGGCACAATCAGCATTACATGTACAGTTAGTTCCACATCCATTTGTATTACACCAGCAGTTGACATTACAAAAACAGTCTGTATTACAAGCACAATCTGGAGCACAAGGGTCTGCTCCGCATCCATAATTAGTGTTGCAATTACAGTCAGCATCGCAAGAGCAGTTTGTATTGCAGGGACAATCTGGTGTGCAGGGAGCATCTGTATTACAGGGGCAGTTGGTGTTACAAGCACAATCTGCACCGCAACCGTCAGTATTGCAGGTACAGTTATCCTGTTCGCAGTCATAACCGCAATGAAAAGTATAATCAGGAACCCACCTTTCAACCGTGCTTTCATCTGCAAGTTTTACCTGTATTTTTATCATCCCATGAAAAGTCCACCCGCCATTAGCACCAGAACTCTGCAACGGTGCTGTCATCGCCCCTACGCCTTGAAGCGTAGAAAGATTTGTATAACCATTTGCAGTTTCTGTCCCCTGATAGTTTATAAAGGGGTTAGTAGGGTGGGTGATGGTTAAGTAAACAAGGTTGGCATTTGTTGCAGTAATATTTGTTGTATTAACATTTGTTGCATTGTAAACATCGCCATAGTGAGCCCCGTATGTATTACCATAAAGAGTTGGGACACTTATATAGCCAGCAACAGAAATACTGCTATTCACATATAACTGCGAACCACTAAATGTAAGATTTGCACTATTTGTCAATAACCCGCTTGAACCTGTTATGTATGGAATCCTGCTGGCACTCCAGCCAGTAAGATACATTGCAGAAGAGACGGTAAGAGAAGGTGTAGTTAATGATATGCTTGCATTCACGGGAAGATATGTTGTTAATGAAGAAGCAGAAGCACCTAAAGCCACTAATCCCTGATGATAAAGTATCAAAGAAGCAAGTACGTCATCATATTCAAGAAAACTATCATTAGATACTCTTTCATAATCCCAAGTCCAGTTGGCAGAGGAAGAATTGTGAACAGTATAGTCATAAGCAATCCAAGCATCGCTACGCACAATATCGGAAATCATCACGTGGTCTAACTGCCCCAAAGCCCAACCGCTTGAAGCACCGAATAGTTTTGATAAGTCTAATCCGTTTGTGGTAGTAGTGGCAAGTGTCCTATTGCCCGTAGGTCCCGTATATGCACCATTGGTATACAGCTTTACCACAGTTCCATCATAAGTCCAATCAATCCTTGTCCAACTGCCGAAAATGTTCCATACATACCTGTTTAATTCCCAAGCATTAGTGTTGAAGCGGATATAACCGCTTTGATAATACAGCATTATCCTCTGGTCGCCAGAGGAAGTTCCATAGGAAAGAATAACCTTCTGGTTGCTATAATCAGTAGTCTTATACCAGAAAGAATAAGTCCTGCTTGAAGCACCGCTTGGCAGGTTGGTTGTAGCACCTTCCTGATATTGGTTAGCGGCATACGAATTAGCACCGCCTATTTTACCCGTTGTAGCGGTAGCATTGTAATTGGTTAAATCATATCCTTTGGCATCTTCACCATCAGCCGCACCAGTAAGATTTTTCATATAGAACAAACGTATGGTATTGCTATCCCATACATTAGTATTGGTGGATACATCTGGGGCAGTAGCATTGCCGTAATAAATATAAATTATGGCATTTGAACTGCTTGACACCGATGGCATCATTACCCAGAACTCGCCTTTGGCAAGACCGCCAGAGATGGCGAAGTATTCCCTCTTATAAGCAAGCAAAGTAGTCCCGTCAGAAGCGGTAAACCTTATGTCATATCCGCTTGATAAGCACCTTGCACCTATCTGTGCGTCATTAACTATGGCTACACGATGAGTGTAGTTTGACAAAGTTGAGGATGGCTTGGTGGTAGCAGTAAGTTTTTTTCTTGCCGCCCAAGTAATACCATCAACGGTAGGTAATGGTGTAATGGCAGTAGTATAATACCTGCCAGTAGTTACATAGTGGTAAGGACTTATATTTAAGTTGGTGTTCTCGTTAGAACCATTAAGTTTAAGGTAGCGGATTGAAGAATCTTTCACGTCCAATTTCTCAGTAAAAGGATTATATACCCAAGCCATAGTTATAAATAATTAAGTAAAATTCTATTATCCCAGATATTATCATAAAGTTCATTACCATCTGCCCATTGTTCTTGAATCATTATATTTTCTCCTCCAGAACCTATGACCCATATATACTTCTTAATTTTCCATATAGCTGAAGTAGTTGTAGCCCCCTTCCTCACCGCCCAACCCTCATATAGAGGATTATCGTTAGTATCATAAGCTATAAGATGTGAACCTTCACTCGGCAATTGACTCATCTTTCAATACCCAACTTAGAGCATTAGCTTCATGTTCTAATAATAATGCCTTTTCTTTATTGCCCATTCTTTGTGCCTTTAAACTTTCTTCATGTAAACAATCTCTCATCTCAATAATTTCTTTAGGAGTCCGAGTATAATGATTTCTCTTGTGCATTTCTCTCCTAAACATAATGAGAGGTCTAATAATATTCCTCTTCATTTTCGCGTTCATTCTTCCTCCACCATCAATTTTACAGTAATAGCCTCATCAACGGTAGAATCAACAATCTGCATAGTATATATTCCATGTAGAGGTACATATATACCAAACTGATTATATTCTCCTTCAATTCCCTCTATTTCATACACCACATCATTATCTTCATCTATTAGAGAAAAATCGAAGATAGTAGTAGATGTAGTTGCCTTCAAATACACCTGTACTAATTCCGCTCCCAGAAAGCGGGGAGTATTTGAAGAACCGTCCCCGGAGGACGGCACAATATTTGTCCTGACCTTACAAATAAGCATTAGAGATAAATAAAAGCGTACGCTGTGTTATATGCCCCATCAGATACATCACAGATTAAACCATTCTGGAAGACCTGCCCTTCAGGTCCAAAGTCAATCTGTTTAGTATCTCCTGCTGTGGGACATTTAATCCTTACACACCATACACCCTTAGCATCTTCTAAAACCAAAGTATCATTGGCACTTCCACCACCAAATACTATGGATTTAACAATTATGGGTCCAGTAGAAATGGTGACATCACCGCTAAAAGTGTCCAAATAAATAGGATTTGTAGTAGTACTATTAGCCATTTCAGTTACCTCCTTTTCTTCGTAATCTTTCTATACTAGAGATTGTGGGATTAAGAGGATCGAGAGCCCTATTAATTTGTTTCCAACGATCTATTTTCTGAGCATTCTTCCGCTCCCATTGATAATGTTTCATCACAACACCTGGATTTTTCTCCGGCATCCACATCTCATCATAAGTAGGCATACCTTCTTTAATTTGTTCTTCAAGTTCCCCCATTTCTTTATAAAGTTTATCTTTTTGAGCAGAACTAATATTTCCGGGAATACTAGCACGAAGAGCCTTCTCTAGAAATTTTATTTCTTTATTAATCCTACTTTTATCTAGAGATTCTGCTTGAGTACCCTTACCCCACTCTTCAGCTTCTCTCAGGGTATTCTCTAATTCTTTCTTCTGCTGTTTAAGTTCTTCTCTTTCAGATACTGAAAGAAAATAATGTTTCATACCCATATCAACCTCCCGTTTATCAATATCATATTAAGTAACATTTCTTTTTGCTTCTTTATATTTTGTTACTTTACTATCATCTATTTCTTCAACTGCTTTATATTTTTCAATAGGCAGATTATTAACCTTCTTCAACTCATCTATCTCTTTCTGCAATTCCTTCACTGCATTTACCAACGTGGCTATAATTACTTTGTCATTAAAAGTATAATAATCTTTACTATCCACCCCTATTGCCTCTGGTATATACTTCATTACTTCCTGTGCTGAAAAGCCAACGTAAATGTTTTCTGTATCCAAACCAGTTTCTTTTTTATATTTGAAAAGAATCGGGCTAATAGCAAGGATTTCTGCAAGGCTTCTCTGATAATCACCCTGAATATCTTTAAGCCTTATATCCGATACCGATGTAATATTTCCAGAAGCGTCAAATGTAGCTGTCCCTGCACCGTAGTTAGTAAGACGTAATGCACCACCATTTGACATATAAAATCTATTGCTCGTGCCTGGCTCTGCACCTTCGGAAATTTCAAAACCACTGCCTATATATAAGTTAGTCCCTATGTTCCAGTCAGAAACATTGTCAGAACCCAAAAAGAAAATTCCACCAGAAGCAGTTGCACTGTCTGTGCGGATAATTGACATTCTATTTGAACCAACAGCACCAGAGAGAGTTAATAAATGCTGTGGAGCAGCACCAATGCCCATATAACCATTTGTTGATTGGACAGTTACTAATGTCGTGGGAGAGGCTGGTAAACCTTTTTTAATATAAAAAATCCCGCTTGTGTCATTATCACTATCTACTAAAACAGTTACATTTGCAGTTGCTCTTAAAGATAATTCTCCTGTTGCACTATCAGAAATAATTGGAGCCTCTACTTGGTCACAATAGGCAACGCCATCTACATATAAATCCTTCCATTTTTTAGAAGAAGAACCTAAATCGTCAGTGTCGTCAGTATCCGAAACTAAAGAAGTATTTATGGCTACGGAAGCAAGATTGGATAATGCGGTGTTAGCACCGCCACCACCGCCTCCTGCAGGAACTGACCACACTCCAGTTCCATCTAAATAATAAGTAGCGTCATTATTTCCTTTTGGTGCAAACCCATGTTTTGAAGTAGACATATTTGCTGTGGTGTTGTCAGAAGTGTTCAGCATCGCCTCGGTAACTTTGCTGTTGCCGATTGTAGTAGTTATAGAAGTAGCACCGCTTCCAGATACATCTCCGCTTAAAGTGATGGTTTGGTTTCCGGTGAGATAAGTGTTGGTATCAAGAGAGAATGTATTTGCTCCTGTCATCTTGACAAAAGAAGCGGAAGCATAGATTAACCCAGAAACAGATGTAAGGTTAGCATGAAGATTTTGTTTACTCGACAAATCTACTGTTAAATGGGAAGCGGCAGTTCCTGCCCCAGAGAGAGGGCTATCCGCCACGACTGCTGTTAAATATCCTGCCGAAGCATGATTACCCCAACTATAAGCAGTATTCCAGTTGGTAGAATTATTGGTAATGGAAGTTCCCCAGGCAGAACCGGTAGAAAGAACTATACCTGCTGCCGGATTACCTAATTGGGTTACATTAGCAATGGTAAGACCATGTACAGAAGTAGTATTAGATACATGAGCATCTATAGCATTAAGTCTTAATTTAACAGAACCATAACTTCCCTTTGGAAGAGTGCCTAATTCTGTACAAATAGCTTCTATCTCATTGTTAGCATTAGTGTGTTGGGCTGCATGTGAAGGATTAGAAGTCTTATCTGTCGCTACGGGATTAGTTAAATCAGGAAGATTATCAGGATAAGCCATTAATAATTCTCCTTATAATATAATAAAGTTCCACATAGGGGACATCCCCTACTCACGATTGGATCATAATAAGCAACATCATCATACTCAATATTATTATCATCATAAAATCTATCACCATCGTAAGAAGAACCGGTGAGGGTAAAAGAAACTCCGCTACCTTCGCGAGAATTAATAGAAGCTCTACTGTCTCTATTAAGATGACAAATAAAACCACAACGTCTACATTTTATATATTTATTATCAACATAGCTAGGATGTTCAGCATTACGCCCAGTCTTAATGGTTTTAGAATCTATCCATCTACTCATAAAGATAACTCCCACACATAGGGCAACCAGAATTAACTACGGGATTGGATAAAGTAGCAGAAATTACGGTAAAGGAAATACCGGTGCCAAGATACGATCTGTCCGTGGCTTTCTGGTCTCGATCCAGATGGCACATAAATCCACATTGCCTGCAACGGATATATCTACCATCGTCATACTTAGCAATATCCGCGTTGAGACCTTTCTTTATTTCTTCCGATCTTAATCTCCTTTTAATCAATTTATCTCACTTTACCTATCTGAGATTGGTCAAAAAAAGATTTCTTGACACCACTTTTCTTTTCTAAATATTTACATTTATCTAAAGCCTCATCACTAAGTGTCTTGCAACCCCATTCCCTACGGATATTTTTTTCGTGTTCACTCCTGGTTTTACCAAACCTATGCGGTTTGTTCTTAACAATAATATACATTACTTATCCGCTTCTTCGGATTTTCTAATTCTTTCTTTCTGTGATTCACTCAATTCTAGTTCATCGTCCATAATTTCCTCCTAACCTTCGATAGCATCCATAATAGCCTTAATATGTAACCTCCCAATTGATACATATCCTTCACCATTACATTGAGGACAATCTATTTCTGAAGGTGAAGGTTGCTGAGTATCATGAGGTGGTACATATTTACCATCCCCACCACACTTAGAACATATCCATTGAATTTCCGCCCACTGTGGGCCTTGTCCAGGCATAATACCTCCTAAGTAAAACGAGGGGTATTTCTACCCCTCGCTAACTATTTTTACGTCCCTGCAATCGCTTCGCTATCAGCTGTACAACGTGCTTGATGGCAATCCAGAAAATCAACGCCATTCAAAATCATGTAGCTAGTACCTTCTACAGTATCAGCACAGAAAGCACAATTGTAAACTAAACCAGTAGCGGTGGCTGTAAAGTTAATAAAAAGATTTGTACCCGCCCCTGGAATATTACAACCAAATGTGCAATTCTGGATAGTAACATCTTGTGTACTACTACCACTAACCAGAATGTTTTGATCTACTGAAGCAGCAGTTTGGTTCCTAAAATTGCAACTATCTATTGTGGTTCTCCTAATCGTAGAACTAGAACCATGTAAATAGATTCCAATCTTACAATCATGGAAAGTACAACCATAAATAGTCACCCACCAGTTATCAACGTTGTAAATAGAACCACCTGTATTGCTATCCATCCTAAATAAACAATTAGCAATAACAGTATTGGCAGCCCTAAGGGAAGTACTATTTCCATTAAGTTTTAAGATACTTCCACTTGTGACAGCTCCACGATGCCAAGCAATATTCTCAATTAACCCAAAAGCACCTTTCCAATCCATCACTGGCCCAGTCGTAGCAGTAGCATTACCACGCAGATAAATTGCCATGTTTCCACTACCACAAACACCGGCTAAGTGAGATGTTGGTGCAGCACCTATAATACTCAGGTGCGTTTTAGCTTCTGCAACTGACCAGTTAGTCGTACTCGCTGGAATAATATATTCCGGATCTGTAGAGGTTGTGTCTTGATCTCTGTTGCGAATATAGATAACATCTCCTATTGAAGATGCATCTATAGCTGTCTGAAGATTCTTGTAAGCATCCGTAGGTTCAGTACCGGAATTACCATCACTTCCGTAATCATAATCCACAAATCGGCTCGTAGTTCCCCACCAACCAGTATACCTAGCTCCAGTGCCTAAGATAGGAATCCCATAACTGGAAACTCCATGCGGAAATCTTGTTAAACCCATTTTATCCTCCTTCAGGAATATCTTGGGAGCCACCCGCTACGCAGTTGACCCCCAAGCTACTAGCAGGAATTCAACCCGCCCTTACCCATTTTAGCTTACGTTAGAACCGTAAATCCATTTCCAATCGCTGAACCCGTAGGAATAACGGGTATAAGCTGACCATTTTGCAACATAGGTGTCAAAATCCTTATCCTTATTGAATTCTACAGGAATTCTGTCAAACCATTTTAAGAATAGTTTGCCATACCTGGAATCCAACAAGAACCAGTTGTTAGAATCTGAAAGATAATCCCACACCAACACTTTGTAACGTCCCTTGAAAAAGTTCGGATTATTCTCCGCACTATCAACAACCTTATCGCTTTGGGTCAATTCCCATGCAGTTTGTTCCAATTCAGGCGGAACAAGCAAAGTATCTCCCTGAGCATTAATAAGATTATCGGTGTCATCCATAAAACCCCTCATAGCTAAGCGAGCTGCCGCTAAAGAAGTTTTACTTAATGCAGAAGAACCTGCATTGGATTGTGTGGTAGAAGTTCCCTTTGCGGTGTGTGCACTATAGCAAAGTGCATAAGTATCTCCACCTGCAAAAATCGTGGTGTTGAACGCATTGTTAAAAATGTTGGAACCATGTTTCTCTCTCGTTCTCTTTGCAACCAAGGCAAGAGTCTGGGGTCTCTTATTGATGACATTATACAAATCATCATCAACTAGCTTTCTCTCTATCTTAATACCCTTCACCCATTCTTTATGAGAATAGGATACTCTGTATTGTCCAGAGAAATCGCTATAGGTAATCGTCCCATCAAACTCTTCCATGTCACTCAAGCCACCAATAGCATAATCATACTCTGTAGCTTTATTTGATTTCTCTACACCGTAGATCATATCAAGTAAGCTACCAGGAAGATTATACTCATCAGTAAAGATTTTCCGGAGTCCCGGATCTAGTAAATAGCCAAAATTCTCACTAGCAACTATACCCATACGTCACCCCCTGTAGTCTTACTCTTGAATACCAAAAATATGATCTTTCAAGAGAATGTCATAGTAAAATTTAGGACCATTTCCACCCTTAACTTGATCCAAATTGTTAAGTGCATAATGTACCTGTGGTCTCATTAATTCGTAACCAGTATCCCTGTCGATGTAAGTCTGTAAAATCCTGAGATTAGTTGCTGCATTAAGTTGTGCAGTACAATCTCCGGAAGATACTTTCTTCGCAGCTGCTTCTAAAGGCAAAGAATATTTCAAAGGTTGAGAAATTAACACAATAGTGTCTGAACTGCCACCAGTAGTTGTTAATGCAGAATCCATAGTCGCAGAACCAGAAGCAGAAGCAGCAAGTAAACGCAAACTTCCCTTAACCCCAGATTGAGTTAAAGGAAAATACACCCAAGCACCATCAATATCATCTTGTAAAGAAGATACTGTTAAGGTTGTCGTAGATGTACTGGTGATGGCCGCATCATCAGCCGCAGCTAAAGATTGCTCTACCAGATATACAGCCAAAGGATTAATAATCACTTTGCCATAATAAGGACCAGTAGTTGTTGATGGGGCTCTCGAAGGAGTTGTCCCACCACTTTCATAAGTACTCTCATTAAGAATACCTATGGCATCAATAGCTTGATTAGCCGCTGTGGCATTATAGGCTGTTATTAGGGCTTGTGATTCATCTGCTCCACTATCGGGATCTGTAGTACCAAGCATGAGTAATTCACCAGCATCAAGATTAGCAGCATCATAGACAGGATAATCACGAATGATGGCTTCGCCACCGGATAGATCATAGTGATATCTCATTGTTACCTCCCTTTTCTCCAAGGATTGCCTTGGAATGTATCCGCGAGGTTTACCCCGTAGATACTTTTGAATTTTTCCAACTCTCCACTATTTTACGAAACTTAGATTTTTTGTAAGGTTCATAAGGATGTTTATTCACCCAATCAGCGTTGTTGGAAAAATCGTACTGCATAGTACGTCCACAATCCTTGCATTGATACCTAATCCGAAAGGGAGATGTCTTTTCGATGTATTTCCAACGGGCCCTTGGCTTACCCCTTAAACCACATCCACAATAGGGACAAGCCATATCACCGCGGAAAGCACCGGGATTCATCTTTTTCGTAATGGGTATATCAAGAATTATGTGCATACTATTTTTTAATGTTCTTAATGTAATCCTCTTCGGAAATACCCAAAGCTGCCGCAGCCTTCTTCTGATCATCGGTTAATTTAACCGCACCAGTATTAACGGCAGAAGAAGAAGTAGTACCGGAACTAAATCCCGAGACACTTTCCCCAGCCTTGATCCTATCAAGAATCTCCTGTTCACGCTTCTGGATAATCTTATCAACCTGTTGTCCCTTTACAGCATAATAAGCTAATTCCACCACACCCGCTTTTGCCCTTTGTTCCATTGGCATACTGCGTATATATTTACGCACCTCACCACGAAACTGGTTATAATCTGGATGTTTTGTAATTACATCATCTTCCTGTAACTCAACAGCAGCATTAATCTGATCATACCATTGAAACGCCAACTGAGTTTCCCATTGCATAGCCCGTCTGGGATCCGTATCCCATAATTCATCTAATTGCCTACGGGTATCAGCCATAGGATCAGATGCTACGGGAACTTTGGTGGTCTGATTCTTGAGTAAATCCAACTCAGCCTGGAGAGCCTGTCTCTTTTCTCTCTCCTCCTTCATAGCAGCATAGGGAACCATTTTACCCTGATCATCAGTAGTTTGCGTCCCTGACGTAGACGGTACACCCGTGCCCTGGGTGGAGGGATCCTGGGTAACGGCAGGATCGGGATTTACATTACCTTTGTCCTGATCTGACATGTAAACCTCCTATAACTTAATTAACGGATGTTTACGGACATCCGAGCCGAAGTTATTCCTCCCTCTCTATTACATCTTGAGGAAGGCGTTTAATCTCTTCAAGGGTAGCAATTTTAGCCTGGATTATAGATAATGTCTCAGGCGTACATTTCCGTAAGGATACAACTAATTTATTTATTCTTTCATCCAACTCTTTACAAATTTCTTCCCACAATAAACTAACATGAATCTCTTTAGCTGTTTCTATGTTCATATTTGAACACTCCTTATATTATATATATGTTCAAGTTTGAACATTAGCCATATTCCTCATGGGAGGTTCTCCCAACATCTCCCGTTTAATCTCTTCGGGCGTTGCTCCTTCTGCTAATCTCTGTTGAATTCTTTGTTGTTCTTCGGGTGATAAACCCGCATTAGTCGCAGGTTGCATTGGTGTAAGTAATTTATTAATATCTTTAAAACCCATTAATTCAGCTATTCTCTTATTAATTTCCTGTCTATTTACCGTAGGATCATTAATAGTAACTTCTTTAAAGCGTAATAATTGTCCCACCTGAATCTCTTTATTCAATGTTTCAGATATACCTGTGGGTATGAAGAATACCTTAGCTTGGATTTGCTCAGGGGTGATTAAAATAGGTCTTTGCTCTCCGTTTTTACCCGTAATTAATACCCACTCAGCAGTTGTCATGAATTGCTTGAGATTGGAAAAGAAAAACATAGCCAATTGTTGGATAAAGTCTAATTCCATCTGAGACAATACTGGCCTAAACCTCATACCGGCAGCTCCCTGTAACAACTGAATACCTAAAGCTGTCCTATGCATGGGATCTTCTGTGGGCATTAATTGTGCTGTTGCTCCCGTTGCCTCCCTAAAATCCTGCTTAGCCGCTTCTTCTTCTTTGTAGGAAGAAGAAGTGACATCAGGAATATCCATCCAACGCAAAGAGGCAATAGTATTAGAAACCTTATGCCACAATCCTGGCTTAGAAACCTGTAACTTCTTAGTATTAACCAATGGATCATTCCCATCATAACAACCCTGTTTATTTAACACTAAATCAACATTATCTAAGCGTTGATTAACTATCTTATTCACTCTTTCTTGGGAAGATATCCCTGCTTTCCCTATGCCTATACCAAACCACGAAGGCTTACAGTCCTTTAGAAGAACTACTTTACAGTAAGGTGGTATCTGATGATTATAGGGATTGGGAATATTCCTAATCAATACAGATCTATTAATAACAATACCCCAGTAAGGAATAGCTTTTCTCTTTATAACTTTTCCTTCCCTTTCAGATATTTCATCCCAGGGTCCCCAATATTCAAGAAACTCATAATCTTCTCCCTCTTTAATAGGACCCCTACCACTAGGCCCTACGGGTTTACTTTCCAAGGCTTCTTGCATATTGCCTAATTTAAAATTAGGATTATCTGCAAGATTCTTTAAGAATTCAGCATCGCAGAATCTGCGTCTTATCAAAGGCAAACCATCATCCATCCTAATCTTTGCCGGATGTGGAAACATCTCAAAGAAATTAACAAATTTACAATCAGGTCTAGATTCTATAACAGTATTATATCTCTCTCCAATATTACTTATTTGCCACCCACGTTTTACATACCAAAATCCACCCTCACAATATCCCGTACCAAACAATGAAGCTTGAGTAAGCATAGGCCAAGCCTCTCCCTTGGTATTAGCTACTCTAAAATGATGTTGAATAATAGATTTAATAGCTATACCCTGCTCTTCGGGTGCATCTCCCTCTACGTGTACATCAACTGGGGCATCAGTGGGAAATAGGGCTGTATATAATCTGGGAGTAATAGTCTGCTCTCCCTCAAGTGTTAAGGGTACATGTACGGCATTCTGCCAATCATAATCCCGGCGTGGTGCTTTTCCTATCCAATGATCATATATTTTCTCCGCCTCATCAAACCTATCACGATGATATCCTTCATAACGAAGAAATTCCCTAACTATATAATCCGTCATTAATTTATCGCTATCTGTCATTTTTTCTTCCTCATTTTTTTCAATGTCTTAGCCAATCTAGCCATACGACCTAATCTCCCGCCCTTTTTGGCAGCGGCATTAATTTTAGATTCTGGTATCTTCTGCCCAGCCGGTACACCTAGGGCCTTATGTAATCCACCCGGATGAACTATTGCTCCCTGTATCCAATTCTTTGCCATTTTTAACCTCCTACTCAATTAAATCGCTATACTGCCCACTTTTTCCACCTACTTTCTTTGTAGGATATTTTGTATATTCTCCTTCATAAATTATTTCCTCCTGGTCACTTTCGTCTGGAGGAATATATCTTGGACCAAAATTATAAATATATCTAAGACAATCCATAAAGTGATCATTCTTTTTCTTCACCTGTTCTTTAAGATCGTAACTTGAAGGATCTCTCCTGTATTCATCCCAAATATAATGTTGAAATTCATAAACTGTCTGAGTACAGTACCGAGAGACCATTAACTGGCTCACCTCCGTTTTTAAAATAGGCGAAAATCGCGTTCTAAGGGCATTTTTAATGCGTTGTTTGCCCAGAGACGGGTCTGTGTTGGCTCTTTGGCAATAAATGCCATATTTCATCAATTCTCGGCGAACATTAAAACCGCCCCCCAGAACATTCTCCTTATCCATATGAGGATCAATAAGGCGGACTTGAGGGATCATTTCGCCTTCCTGCACGTGTATGGCATGAGCTATCTGCTCAATAGTCATATCTGACAGCCATAACTCATCATAGATCCAATGATTATCCTGAGGATCTATGGCAAGCCAAAGGCACGCGGTCGGATTTCTATCGTGAGGATCTATAGCAAAGAACCTGGACCAACCAGGTTTTATCTGCGGAGGTTCGCAGATATGGATGTCCGGGTTAAATTCTTTATATACCAACCCAGTCAAGTGAAGGAAACGACCGTGAAGTCGAGCCTCCCTCTCTTCTTCGGTGAGGGATTTCTCAAATTCCACTATAGCTTCTTCAGGTAAATGAGGATTATCGCGAATATCCATCACGATGGCAAAGATCCTCTTTCCGTCCGCCTTAGTATAGATCTCATCATAAATCCACGGCTGGGTAAGGGGAGTCATAGTAAGCCAGTTTCTGCCCCGATAATCCACCAATCCACGTAGGGTAGCAATATATTTATCCCTTGGTGGCGGTTCATCAAACCAAGCAACGTGACCCTTCCAACCCTCAAATTGTTCCGTAGTCTGTTCATGAGTTAAAATATCAAAGACCGAACCATTTTTTAAATACCACTTTACCGGAATCCCTATAGGATTGCGATATTTCTTGGCTACCAGGCTCATATCGAGCCAGTTCTCAAGAAAAGGTATTATTACTTCCCCAACACCCTTCTGGAAATCCTTAGCCACAATCCTGCCTATAACAGGGCCAGGTAACTTCTTATCCTCAGGATACCATTTGGGGTATAAACCGGTAGTATGAAAGAGAAACTCCATACCCCCGGCAGTAGTTTTTCCCGATCTATTACCTCCAAAGATCGCTCTAGTAATAGCAGGAGAAGTATGAAATTTATTTTGTTTCTCCGTCGGTAGGTAGTATAGGATCTTGCGACTCTTCCGGTAGGCTATCTCCTCCTCTAAAAGTATCAAGTACGCTTCCTGATCCACCCTCCCCAACGCGAGAAACTCCTTCTCCGTCAAGTGCGTGCCTTGCAATGGCACTAAGTCGTTTAAACTCATTTCTTAAATCCTCTACATTTAGACCTTTATAGACGTTTAATTGATTAATTTCCACCCCTGCGGTCTTACTAAGTGAGTTTAACAACGTTGCCATTTCGCGTGCCAACTCTGGTGTTGGCTTCTCTTTTTGGCATAAACGTAAATAATCATTCATTTTAGCTAATGCCAATTTCTTATTATCTTTAACTAAAATACGTATTTTAGCCGAATTTCGTACAGTTATCTTGTCAAGTTCAGATTTGAACAACTCTCCAAGAGTACCGGTTTTGGTAGTATCGCACTGATAAAGATCATAAAGATAGTCATAAGACAAACCACAAGCCTTAGCTATCTCTTTTAAAGATAGAGCTCCTTCCTCGATTAACTCCAACGCTTTCCAATGTTTGGCGTTCAGCCCTTTACTTTGCATAATGAAGACCGGGTAGTTGAGACGCGGTGGATATATATACCGCCCAACTACCCTCTATACGAACCCACCGGCAAAAAAAAATGGGAAAACGATGTCTTAGACATAATTTTCCCACTTGTTTATCTTATTTATATAATTAACATATAAATAATTATTTGTCAAGTAAATTATCTTAAAAATTTTTTTGGGGGGGTTATATATGTCGGGTG